TCAGGCGTCCTGCGCGCCACTACAGCGGCCATCGGCCTCGCAACCGGCCTTGGCGTTGCCTCAGGCGTCCTGCGCGCTACAAAGGCTGCTGTCGCGTTCTCAAGCGGCATCGGTGCAGCCGCCGCGGTCGGTATCTCTACGGCGGCGAGTAAGGCGGAAAGCTTTGGTGTAGGCGTTGTGTCCGGTGTTGGGACGACGGTCTATAACAGCGTCGGAAACTCGTACGGGCAGGGCCAAGCCAACGGCATCAGCTACGCGTTCTACCTCGACCCGGAGGTTGTCTGTATCGCGAACGAGCCCCGAGTTGCGTACGTGAAGGGTAATGCGGTAGAAGATTTGATCGCAGTCGTCCCGGCTGAGAACAGGGATGCTTTCGTTCCGAGCGAAAATCGGGTAAGCGTTGTGCCGTGGGAGCGCCGCGAAAGCGATACCACTTCCCGAGGCCAGACGGCCGATACGCTCAATCGACAGAGGAAGTGCTGATGGCTCTCAAAAAATACGTCAAGGCAGAGAGCGAGCGGAAGCGGTACTCGATCACTTATCACGAGTGGCTGGATACAGGGGAGTTGCTCTCTAACGTCGTCTTTACGGTACCGATTAACAATCCCACCACACCACTTGTAGTCGACGACGTGGCTATCTCCCCCGACGGTCTATATGTGCAATATTACGTCTCCGGCGGCGCTGACGGCGAGCAATACGAGGTCGTAGCTACGGCCACCACATCCGGCATGCAGATTAAAATTGACGATCTGCTCTTCACTGTGAGGGAGCCGACGTAATGACTATCGAAGTCAAACATAAGTTTCAGTCGCTCAAGGGCGATGGCTCCGACCTCACGCAGGTGCAGCCATCGAATTGGAACGACACGCATACGCTGGCGCAAGCAACCGGGAAGGTTCTTGGACGCGTGACCGCCGGCGCGGGTCCCACGGAGGAAATTGATTGGTCTGCTTACGGCCGACAGATTATCAATGTCGCCGACGCCGCGGCCCTTCGAGGCCTTGTTGGGCCTGTCTCTAACATCTCTGACAACATCGTCACCTTCGCGAAGTTGCAGAATGCATCGGCAGCGGCAAAACTGATCGGCAGCAACGGCAATGCCGCGCTTACCATCACGGGCACTGCTAACAACGGCTCCGGCCTTGTACGTCTCACTGTCACGAGTACGGCTACATTTGCCACCGGGCAAACGAAGAAGGTTGCAGGCGTTGTCGGCACCACCGAAGCCAATGGGCTGTGGACCATTACCGTAGTTGACGCGACGCACATCGACCTGCAGGGCTCGGCGTTCGCCAACAACTACGTGAGTGGCGGCACCATTGGTGGCGGGTATGAGGAGATCACGCTAGGCGGCCGTTTAGCAATGGTCGGTAACACCCTCAACACTGTCAACGACACGCTGCTTGCACAGGAGAACAGTAACGTCGGCGGCATGGCGATTGTTGTCGGAAATAACGTGCGTTCCATGAATGCTCTTGCGCACAATACAATTTCTGGAGCCTCGCTTAGCGGAGGCGGTGTTATCCTGCCGCCCGGTACGTACTTGGCGTTTGCTCACGCGTCGATTGTTGCATCTGGCGGCGTATCTTATATTTCGCTCCGTGACACCACGGCTGGACTTACCGTCCTCACCGGACCTGTGGGGAGTTTCCCCGCCGGTACCTTCGTCACCGGTCTCTCTCTTAACGGATCGGGCAACGTCACCGGTGTATCCAGCGGCTCGGCGTCTGGAGGACTTATTCTGTCACTGTTTGGCAAATTTACACTGGCAGCGCAGGGGCTCATGCAGTTGCAAAACGCATCTTCCGTTACGGGTGTTGGGGGGCAGTCGGCCTCGCTGACGCCAAACACGTACGCTGAACTACTCATCATGCGGGTTGGATAATGCTTATCTCACGCGCTTCCGAAGACCTCATCATTGCGCAGGAGATCGGGAGCAAGGCTCAATATCTCAGCACATATCATCGCCCCGAGTGGCCGGGTGGCCAATCCGGTGTGACGGTAGGTATCGGTTACGATCTCGGCATGGCATCGCAAGCTCAGATCAGGTCCGATTGGGGCGCGCATGTGAGTGCGCAGATGCTGGCTGTTATGGCCGCGTGCGCGGGTATCTCGGGCGACAGCGCGCGTAAGCTTCTCCCGCAGGTTCGAAACAAGATCGATATTCCTTGGGATGTCGCCATCAAAGTGTTCGAAGAGGTGAGCATCCCGCAGTGGTACAACAAAGTGAAGCGCGCGCTTCCAAACTTCGAGTTGCTGCCGCCGGATTGTAAGGGCGTTCTCGTCTCGCTCTCTTACAATCGAGGACTATCCTATTCATCGGCGGGTGATCGATACCGCGAGATGCGTAACATCAAGCAATGGATGACGTCGAAACAGTTCGACAAAATCCCCGCTGAACTCGATAGCATGGCGCGTCTGTGGGTCGGCACAAGCGTGCGCGGTGTAGCTACGCGTCGACACATCGAAGCGCGGCTCTTCCGTAATGGTCTAGCGCAGATGAAGACCGCGTTTATTCCTCAGGAGGAACCGGAAGTCGAACCGATACCGCTACCAAAACCCCGCCCGCCTGAGGCTGACCAAGTCGACGACGAACCGACACAAGCGGAGATCGAGGCTGTTGACCCGAATACTCCGACGTCAGAGGACGTAGAGGTTACCCACCGAGGTAACGAGCTTCCCAAAAACAGTAGCATCATGATCGAAGTCGTAAAGCGGAAGCTGGATAGCTTCGGCTACCACGAATTCGGAGCCTTGAACGGCGAGTGGGGCGGTCGTACGGTCGCGGCCATCAGCGCTTACAAACTTGATCGTGGGCTATCTGGTCCAGCGGAGATCGATGACGTTCTTCTCGCAGACCTCGACAAAGCATCGAAAGAAAAATGGACGAGGCCGGTCGCTGATTTCCGAGCGAACGCCACTGCAAAGGATTTGGCTCCAAAGAACGAAGTGATCCAAGCCACAAACCAGAACAAGTATGTTGCGTGGTTTCTCGGCATACCGGCGGCGATTGGCGGGTTCTTCAAAGGCATATTCGACAACACCGGCGATGCCGTGTCGTACCTGCAGCCACTGAAAGATTTCTTCGGGTACGTTAGCGATATACCGACTGAGTATTGGCTTTTTGGGCTGGTGGGTGTAGCAGCTATTTTGTGGTTTCAGTCTAACAAGGCCGAGAAAGCCACCGTGCAGAATTACAGAACAGGCAAACTACTATGAACCCACTTATTTTTCTCGCCGCAGTACCTTCGTGGGTCTGGAAATGGGTGGGCGTCGGGGTGGCTATTATCGCCGCTGTCGTCTATGTTGACCGGAAAGCTACCTACCGCGAAAGGGCAAAATGCGAAGCCGCCGCCCGTGAAGCTGAACGTAAGGCCGGCGTCCAAGACCAAAAGGCCGAAGCCCTCACAAAGAAAGACGAGACCGATGTCAACTCGAAACTCCTCACCCAAGATGAAGCGGATCGGCGGACACTCGAAGCTGTTGACGCGGCCATCGCAAAGGCCCGCGCCGAAGCAGCGGCTGCGAAGCGCCCTGCAGATCGGTGCACTATTGGCTCTGACGACGACGCTCGGCGCTTGTAACGCGACTATGCGGGGGCGGGAGCCGATCATTCGGGCTCTCCCTAACCCGCCTTCGTATATGAGCCCGGTTCGCGTCGCGCCGGCGAAGAAAGGTGATGACTTGTACCGCACGGCGCTGCTGCGCCGACAGGCGCTCGACAAGGCGAACACCATTATCGTTTCGTCGAAGAAATGGTATCTCGGCGTGAAGGAGAATTACAGCAAGAACCCCGAACCCGGCTTCTTCGGCGGCATGCCGAACTTTACCGGTCGATAAGCGTTATGGTGACGGCGGGGGTGGCGACGGCCGGAAACGTCGTTGAAGAGGACGCTGGTCCCATAATGAACCCCGTAGACCGCTTCGCGCATTTGCCGGAGCCAACACGGAAGTGGCTTGAGACCTTACGTGAAGATGATTTAGCTGAAATAAACGACGCCATAAAATTTTATCGCGCTGCGAGAACCCTCGGGAGATTTGGCAAATGGTCGATTATCAGCGCAGTCGCGTTCTTCATAACGGTCAGTCAGCTTGGCGAGGCCGTGCAAAAAATCTGGACGTGGTTCGGGCATTGGGGCCGTCCGTGAGCGTAAAGATCATCGGCGTGTTGACAGGCGCGCTTGTTGGAGGTTTGGTCGGCTACGCGCAGATGAGAGGATACCTGCAGTGCGATCTACAAACAGGCTGCTCCTTCCTAAGCTCACCGGCAAATTTGATACGCTGCGTGCTTCCTTAAAGCAGGCGGAAAAGAACCCCTTCATCGGTGTAACTCAAGGGGGCTCGTCGAGAACTAGGGGCGCGAAAGTAGCCGCCACAACGGCGGAAGCAAAACCACAGAAGAGGAAGAAGCTATGACGGAAGTTACGAAGGTCGAAGGCGGCACTGCGCCGAACGCGTCTGATACTCAGCCAGCCGCTGTACCCGGCAACCCCGGTGTCGGCGCTCAGGGCAGTGAGGGTGCGGCTGCAAATGTGGGTTTCCCCAAGGGTGACCGCCCTGAACCTATGAACCCACAGAATTCAGGCTCGGTTGTCGAGGGTGACCGCGTTATCCGTGTCAGCGATATCGACAAGGACGAAGAGACCAAGGATATGGCCGGCGTCCGCGTCGACCCGATCACTGGTATCGCGGTTGACCAGATCGAAGCGTCGGCTGGCGACTTCCCGAAGGGGAAGGCTCGTAGCGGGCTTTATTCCGTGCCGATCCAAGCGTTCGACAGCCGTAAACTCAGCGGCTCGGAAGAAGTTACCGTTCGTGGTAACACGGTTATCATCAACGACCCTGATTATCACGAAGGTAAATACGCGGACGAGGTCGACGAGAACGAACTGCCGAAGTCGACTCGTGACGAGATGGAAGCCGGTCGCAAGGCGATCAACCGCAAGGACTAACACTGAATGACCGCCGCCCGTATTTCACCGTTCGGCGGGATGATCCCGGCAACAGACGATACTCTGTTGCCGGAGATCAACGCTGCGTGGGCCGAGAACACTTGGGTTTACCAAGGCACGGTGCAGGGCATTCCCACACCTAAAGTGTTGCGGACCAACAGCAGCAGCAACGTCACCAAAGTCTACCGCATCCCAAACAACTACACCGACGTCCAGCATCTTGTGGATAGCGTCTGGATGGAGTTCACGAACATTGACACCGACGTTGTTCGGTCTGTCGTGGTCGACGATACTTACGACCGATATTATTGGGCGGCTCCGAGCCTTACGCCACGATACAACACCCGAGCGCGCATCGCTGCCGGGAGCCACGACTACATTCTTGGCGTGCCCCAACCACCGAAACCAACCCTCAATATTACCGGCGGCGCGAGCGCGACACAGCGCAGCACCGCTTACGTTCTGACGTATGTTTCGGCGTACGGAGAAGAGGGCCCCCCATCTGACCCGGTGAACGGTACCGGTAAGGTCGACGCCACATGGACGCTGACTTGGACCGCTCCGGACCCGAACGATTTGGGCGTCAACCGCAACCTCACGCTGGTTCGTGTTTATCGCACCGTGACTGCACTCGATGGCACCACCACGTACTTCTTCGTTGACGAGAAGCCCATCGCGACCGTGTCGCATGCCGACACAAAGACCGACGCAGTCGTGTCTCTCAACGAGCTTCTTTCCAGCACTACATGGACAGCGCCACCTAGCGACATGGTCGGTATCATCTCGTTGTCGAACGGGATGCTCGCGGGTTTTCGCAACAACGAAGTGTGGTTCTGCGAGCCCTACCGACCCCACGCGTGGCCGGCGCAATACACGATCACTACTGAATTTCCCATCGTCGGTCTTGGCGTCATGGGGCAGACGCTTGTCGTCTTGACGCAGGGATACATCCACACGGCCACAGGCATCAGTCCCGCCAACATCTCTATCGTGAAACTGGCGGGCATCATGCCGTGCACGTCTCGTGGGGGAATTCTATCCGCCCCGGAGGGTGTGTACTTTCCTTCGCCGGCGGGCCTTATCCTCGTATCCGGTGCCGGTGTCCTCAACGTCACCAAGGAGCTTGTCCGCAAAGACAAGTGGCTTGAGTACGCGCAGACGTCGACGCTGCGCGCGGTACGCCTCAACAATGCGTATTATGGGTTTGGTTCGGCACGCTTCGGAGTGTTCGACGTAAACGCGTTCGACAACGCGGCGTTTACTCAGGAGGATTTTAGTGGGTCCCGCGCCGGTGTCCTTATCGACCCGACATCAAACAGCATTGCGTTCAATATCCTCACGAGCGAAGACCCAATCGTCAATGTGATGACCGATGCGTGGTCGGGCGAAGTGTTCATCATTCGTGACGGTCAGACACAGTGGATCGACATCGGCGATGCGAATGCTGTTCGTGACCCTTACATCTGGCGCTCCAAAATCTTCCAAGCCGAAAACAAGAAGAACTTCGTCGCGCAGAAGGTTTACTTTAAAACACCATCATGGGCACCGGCACTAAACCCGGTACCGAACGCGGACCTCGTGCAGAGCCTAGCCGCGGATCAGTGGGGGCTCGTGCGTTGTTACGCCGACGGCCGCCTCGTCCATACGCGGGAGCTTCGAGAAAGCGGAGAACAGATGCGTTTGCCGTCAGGTTTTAAGGCCGACTATTGGCAGTGGGAGATCGAGGCTCGTGTGGAGCTTAAGTCTTTCCAAGCCGCTACCACGACAGACGAACTGAGGCAGGTGTAATGCCTATCATCAACGTACCCAAGTACCCGGCTATTACTGAGCCGACTACGGATGGAGTCTCTCTCCGAGAGAGCATCCTTAATCTCAAGGAAGCCACCGAGATGCTGACCCGACAGCGCGGCGATCCAGCCGCGTCGGCGATCACGTGGGCTGATCTACTCGCGCTCAACCTCATTACTCGCGACCAAATACCAACCATCGCACCGAAGAAATGACGATCCTCTTCAACGTCAAAGAACACGGCCTCCTCATCTGTAAGGCGATCCCACGGTGCTTCGACATCGTGAATGACATCGTCATCTCGAACGTCAACGCCGAGGGAAAGTTACTTGGCGGGGTAACTTTCGACGGCTTTGTGGGGAACTGCATCTTCATCCATCAGGCCGGTTTCGATAAGCACTGGCTATCGAGGGACATGCTTTTCTGTGCGTTTGACTACCCCTTCAACCACCTAAAGGTCGGGAAGGTGGCCGCCACGATCTCCTCCGGGGCCAAAGACCTACTTGCGTTCAACACGCGGTTGGGGTTTATCGAGGAGTGCAGAATTAAGGATGCCTATCCCGACGGGGATATGGTAGTGTTGTCCATGACGCGCGAGCAGTGCCCGTGGCTCAAGTTGAAGCCCAGCACTTTGAAGAGGCCGCCCAATGAGTAACAACAAAGCACCACCGCCCCCGGATTACGGCCCCCTTATCGCGGCGCAGACCGCGGCCTCCGAACATGCCGCGCAGGTGAGCGCCGACAATTTGGCGTGGGCCAAGCAGCAGTATCAGGATAACAAAGTCCTCACCGACAAGGTGAACGCTGGCCTTCTCGATACTCAGGACCGTAACGCGCAGATCGCGAAAGACGCAAACCAGCGGTATCTCGACGTCTTCAAGCCGCAGGAAGATGCGCTTGTAAACGACGCCAATACATACGCGACGCAAGAGAAGAAGGACCAGATGGTCGGCATGGCGCAAGCCGGTGTCGGTCAGGCTTTCGACGCGGCGCGCGATAGCTCCACCCGAGAATTGGAGAGCTTCGGTATCAATCCGGCTGATACGCGCTATAAGGCGCTCGACATCGGTACGCGGGCGCAGGAGGCCGCCGCGAAGGCCGGCGCGGGCAATGTCGCGTCCCAGCAGGTTGACGCCACGGCGCGCGACCTACGCAATCAGGCCATCGCGTTGGGGCAGCAAACCGTGCAGCGGGGGCAGAACGCCGATCAGGTGGCGGGCAACGCCGGGCTCGGTGCCGTCGGTGCGACCAACAGCACCACGACTACCGGCGCGAACACGATGGGTACCGGCCTGCAGTGGGATGCGGCTTCGCAGACTTGGAAGCAGGGCGCTGTCAACACGACGAACACGCAATTCTCGAACGCTAACGATAGTTTCAAGGCGAACCAGAGCACATCCAGCGGCATCGGCTCCCTGCTCGGTACCGTGGCTGGCCTCGCCGTCCCCGGCGGTGGCACTATCGGTGGCGCGATTGGATCGAAGATCGGCGGCATGCTGTTCTCGGCGGAAGGCGGCCCGGTGCCCGAACCTGAGCAAGTGGCGACCACCGGCGGCGCGGTCCCCACGAGCGCCTCGCCATCGCAAGGTCAGGTCACGGACGATGTGCCCGCCCAGCTTAACGCTGGCGAGTTCGTCATCCCGAAGGATGTGACCTCGTGGTACGGCCAGAAGTTCATGCAGGACTTGATCAAGAAGGCTCGCGCCGGAATGAATTCCGACAGCGAAGCCCCGGCACAGCCGTCGGTCGGCGTCGGCGCTATCCCGCGTCAGCCCGCCTTTCAGTCGGCACAGGCATAAGGAAAGACCATGGGCTTCGGGCAGGAGATCAAGGACTTCTTGAGCGCATATAAGCAGGGCGAAGCGGTCGAGACCGCCCGCACTGACCGCGAGTATAAGAAGGCGCAGCAGGATGCGCTGATGAAGAAGACGGCTCGTGAGAACGACCCCGACACGCTGGCGCAGGCAGACGAGAAGGCGAAGGCCGAACTCGCGCTTATCCGTGCGCGCATCGGGAGAACCGGCGCGTCGACAGCATTGACGCGAGCGCGCATTAAAGCTCTCCCCAATGCGGGCGGCGCTGTTGGCGCGGGTAACGGCGTGCCGGCGGGTATTCAGGGGATTGATCTTACCCCTAACCAGACAGTCATTAACGATCCCAACGCCGCGTCGGTTGCTGGTGACGCGCCGGTGCAACACTTCGCGGAAGGCGGCTTTGTCGAAGAAGACGATGACGATGAAGACCTCGATACGGGCGACGATGTTGTGCCAACCCCAGCGGTGGGCGGCGGCGCGACGGATATGAGTGCGCGGTCGCGCAACACCGGCAGCCTCTCGGGCATTGCGCCGCAGCTTGTACATGACGCGGTGAAGGGGGGCCTCAGTTACGGCGCTACTTCGATGGGACTTCACCAGCGTGGTGGCGTTGGTACGGCTGCGCAGCGTCAGAAGGCGTTGGAGTGGCAGCGTGGGTACGGCGCGATCCCGCCGGAAGAACTCGATGCCGTAAAGAAGTCTGTAGACCCCGAGAATAAACTCACGGAAGCACAACGTAATATGTTTGCGTTGGGTAAAATCTATCAGTTCCAAATGAACAAGGGCAATCCGGAAGGTGCGCAGCGTGCAGCCTTTCAGGTGCTACAGGCGTACCGGCTCGATGCTCAGCGTTACGCGTCCATCGCCGCACACGCGGCAGAGAATGGCGACTTGACCACTGCGGCGCAGGCTGCCGTGAAAGCGTATGCGAACATCCCTGATGGTCGCGACATCGCCGTCTTCAAGGACGAGGACGGAAAGCTCAACTACTCGTACACTGACGCAGCTACTGGCAAGACCCTCGTGAAGGGTCTCCTGACGCCGCAGCAGTTGGCGGCACAGGCCACGGGCATCGCTGCGGGCGGTTTCGACAAGCTGATCCTGCAGGCTGCCGGCCAGCGTGCCGAAGAAGCTACGAAGGGCAAGGGTGGCGGTGCTGGCGCGCTTAAGGTCGCCGACCAAGCAAAGCTTTTGGAAGGCGTCGAGGGCGCGGTGGGGAAGCTCACTGAGCAGGCCGAGAAGGATAAGAAGCCGATCACGCCGGAGAGCACGAAGGCCCTCACAGGGGCCGCGTATCGCATCCAGCAGGCCAATTCGCACCTCACCCCCGACGAGGCTGTTACCGCGGCACGTGACATCATCGGCAACACCGACAAGGACGCATTCAAGGTCGATAAGGGCGAAGACGGCACGAACACGGTTACCTTCGGGGGTAAGTCCGCGGTCGGCGAGAAGATGAAGCTCAAGCTTAGTGATGACGCACTTGAGCCGCTGATCGCCATGCGCGGTGTCGCGCTCGCGGCTGCGAAGAAGAAAAAGGACGGCGATAATAAGCCGGGGACTGACTGGAAGGGCATTGCATCTTCCGCAGCAGACGCTATTGGTGGTGTGGCCAGCGACGCAGGCAAGGCAGTCGGCGCAGTTGGCGAAGCGGTGGCGGGCGCAGCCAGTCGTTCAGGAATTGGCGACTATCTCGACCGCAGCACCATCCGGCCACGTGAGGCTATCAGCCGAGCAGGCAAAGCGATTGAAAATCCGGGGGACGTCCCAGCGACGGAGCCTCCGCTTTAAGGGACTAAAATATGGCGTTTGAGGACCTCGCATTCGATCCGAGCACCCCTGCGCCATCCGACGAAGGTGTCAGTTGGGGGGATTACCTCAAGACGCTGGGAGCCGGTACCGCTGCCGTCGGTGGCGGTTTGGCCGCTTCCGCCCGCCAGTTCTATGAAGCTGGTAAGAGCGAGAACGGCGCTAAACTCTCCAAGGCCATTCAGGATGCGTTCGGCGGCGTCGAGGAAGGCATCCGTGACACCATGGGCGACGAGGCGAAGAAGCGCCTCTCGGCCAGCATCACCAGCGAAGACTTCTGGAACAACCCCGGTAGCGCCGCCGCGCTCAAGCTGACGAACATGGTCCCCATGGTCGCCGCGACCCTGATCCCCGGCGGCATCATGTCCGAAGCCATCGGCGCAACGCTGGCAACGGCGGCGGCCGGCGGCGTGATTAACGCCGGTCTGGTCGAGAAGGAAATCTACGAGAAGACCGACAAGCTGTCGGACGAAGAGCTTCAAGAGCAGGTGCCCTACTACGCTGGCCTCCGGTCCGTCTATGACGAGACGGAAGCGCGCCGCCAGTTCAACGACAAGCGCATGGGCATGGCACCGGCGATTAACTTCGTCCTCGGTGCCGCTGCAGGCGCTGTCGGTCCCGCCGCAAGCATCGCTCGTGGCCTCAAGGGCGGCCCGGCGGTGTTGGGCGCTGGAGAGGCTGGCGCTGTTGGGCGGGGCGCGCTGGGCGCTCTAGAGGGCGGCGCAACCAACGCCGTGCAGGCTGTCGGCGGCGACGTGACGGCGCAGCAAGCCAACATGGGTGAGGATAGTTTCGACGAGCCGTTCAACGCCCGTCGGACCATTGACGCTGCGCTCGAAGGCACCGCGGCAGGTGCTATCCTTGGCGGTATCGCTGGCGCAGCAGTGAAAGGCGGGAAGCCCCCCGCCAAAGCTGGCGAGCGAGCCGATAGCCCCGCTGCCGTGGCAGACTTCACCAACAAGGGCATGAAGATCACCGATCCGGCGGCTCCGGACGCGAACCCGTCGCCGATCAAGCCGTCGATTGAGGAAGCTGTTCTCGGTGTCCAGCCCGCGCCGCAGGTGAAGGAGGGCTCCACCGGCACGCCGTCGAAACCGGTCGACGATCCCGCCGTTGTCGGTAACGTCCAGAATGCCCCGACGCGAGGCTCCCGCAAGGGCTCCAAGAAGAAGGTCGTCGCGACCGAAGACGTGACCGTGACGCCGGTGGCCGAAACTGGCCCCGACACGGCGCAGGCGCTTGCCATCGAAGTCAACAAGGACCCCGCGCCGACCGCGGCCGCTGAACCGGTCGTTGAGGCTCAACCTGCTGCAAAAGTCCAAAACGAAACTATTTTACAGCCGGAAAGCCCTGAAGTTACCTCGCAGGTAACTCCTGAACCGACTTCAAACGTACCTCCTGAAGTTCAGTCAGAGGTTACCCCGCAAGTAACCGAACCCCCGATCAGCGTGCAGCCGGCCGCCCCCGAGGCGTTCAGCGCATTCGCCCCTGTCGCGCCCGCCGCCGAGGTAACTGGCCCGCCGCGCACCGGCCGCATCCTGCCCAATCTGGCACAGGCTGCCGAGGCCAAGGCGAACGCCAAGGCGCAGAACGACATCATCAAAAAGAACATCAAGTCGGCGCAGCTTGTTGAACCTAAAGGCAAAAACCTTGCCTCGAAGGATGTGGACAAGATCGCCAGCACGATCAAGGCCGCCGAAGAGATCGTTGCCAAGTATCCGCCGACCGCCGACGAAGCCAATTACACCCGCGATGTAGCGCACCGGGACGCTGTCGTTCGTCGCGCACAGGAGATTGTCGCCAACGCCGAGCGTGACGGCGTCAAAATCCCGGCGCGCATCAAGCCGAGCGTGAAGGGTAATCAGGCCGGTGATAGCGCGCACGTCCAGATGCTGCGCTATGCCGCCGATCTGGCGCGCGTGGCGAAGACGCAGGCCAAGGGCAAGAAACTCACAGACGCCGTGGTGCGCTTCAAAGAACGTGAGGACGCTTACCGTTCTGGTGCTTCTGACGAAGCTCTCGCCGCCCGCCGGGCTGAGGGCGAAGCCGCCCGCCGTACCGATCAGGGTGACGTCGAGACGCGCGCCGCGCTCCCCGAGAATGATGGCGCTCTGTCGCCGGAAGAAATTTTGATCCGGAAGCAGGAAGAGGAAGGCGCTGAACCACTCTCCGAAGCCCCCGCTCCGAAGCCTGCGCCGGCCGCCCCGCCGAAGAAGACTTTCTCACCGGCGGTCGAGAAGGCGCGTGCCGCTGCAAAGGCGCTCGCGGAGAAGCGTGCCGCCGAAACACCCGCCGCATCGCCGGTGCGTAAGGTCGCGCTCGATCCGAAGCTGGTCGCCGAAATCCTTGAGCGCAACAAAAAGGCCGCCGAGCGCGACAAGGCGCGTGAAGGCATTCTCGCTGCCGAAGAGAGTGCTCTGACGCGTCAGGACGAACGGGCGCGTGCGATGCCCGAGCGCAACCCGACCGTGAAGCAGCGTGAGGCTGGTAACTATCGCAAGGGTCACGTGCGCGTTCATGGCCTCGATGTCACCGTCGAGACGGCGCGCGGTATGCTCCGCAAGGCGACAGATGGGTCGTGGCAAGTCCGGATGCCGGAGCACTACGGCTACATCAAGCGCACCACCGGCGCTGATGGCGACCACGTCGACGCGTATGTCGGCCGACACAAAGACAGTGATCGCATCTTCGTCATCGACCAACTCGACCATCGCACCGGGAAGTTCGATGAGCATAAGGTGATGCTCAACTTCAAGGACGAAGCGGAAGCGGCGGCGCAATACGAGAAGGCGTTCAACGACGGTAACGGTCGCGCGCGGCTGGGCAACATTCATGAGATGAACCCGGCCGAGTTCAAAGAGTGGCTGCGCGAGGGCGACACCACGAAGCCGGTGACCACGTACGCCCACACAGAAATTCCGTCGGGCGAGCTTCTTCTCCCGATCAACGAGCGCGGCGGTCAGATTGCTTGGTCCGAGCGAACGAGCGACGCACGCACCGAACTTGAAGCCGTGGACTTCTCGCATATCGGCGAGCAGTTCGGGCTCGCAAAGGCTATCGCGCCGTACATCAAGAAGCGCCTGCTGCAGTTGGTCGGCGACACGCCGGTGCACTATGTGACCGACCGCAACATGAAGCTGTTGCGCGGTAACAACGAAAACGTCTACGGCATCTTCAAGTCTGGCCGTAATCCCGACGCCGAGGGCGCGATCTATATCAACACGTCCGACCCGACGCAGGTTGTCCAGACGCTGATCCACGAAGCGACCCACCGCGCCATGCAGGTTGATCTGGAGCGCAATCCGGCGGTGAAGGCGCAAGTCCGCGACATGATGGAGATCACCCACGAGTGGGTACAGGAGAATGCGCCGGGCCACTACAGCGAGATTTCCTACGCGTTCAAGAACGAGCACGAGTTCTTGGCGGAAGCGTTCTCGAACCCGATGGTCCAGCACATCCTTGAGTTGGTCCCGGCCCCGCCGCGCATGGTACAGGCGCTGCGCCTCGACGTGCGGTCATCGTTCTGGCAGGCCCTCAAACAGATGGCGCGCAACGCTATCGAGAAGCTGGTTGGTCCGGTCCCGCACTTCGATAGCATCCTCGATGCCTCGATCCGCGCCGGTGAGCACGTGTTTGTTTCGCGCCAGCGCCGCATGCAGTCTGAGCGCGGTGCGCCGGTCCGTGAGTATGCCCGCGAGAACTTGCAGGCGATGGAGCGTAGCGTCACCGACGGTATCAAGGACCTGATGAAGCGTCCTGACGCACACACGATGGAGAACGCGCCGAAACTTCTCAAGCTGCGCACGTTCGACAACATCGCACAGATGGCCGATCACTTTTGGGGGGAGAACAATCCTGTCCGTAAAGTTTATGAGGCTGCGCAAAAGATACATGTCAGCGCGCAGAGTTATCTCAAGGATGCTGAACCGGCCGTCAAAAAGCTTTACGACGCCATGGCAACTTCTAAGCCAGAAGAGTTCACGGCGCTGAGCAACCTGCTCCACGACGCGACGATGGCGAACGTGCATCCTGATGTGGCGCTGACCGATCCGAAGAACGCACACCTTGGAAAGAACCGCCTCAACGCTGTCCAGTCGAAAGCTCGCCACGCCGATCTGGCGAAGCGATACAACGAACTGACGCCGAAGCTTAAAGAAGCATACCATGACGCGGTGAACTTCTTCACGGCGCAACAGAACAAGCTGGCGTTCGACACGCTGAGCAATCGGATGCGAGAGTTGGGGCACAACGACGATGCGCTTGCCAAGAGAGTGTTTGACGAACAACTTACTGACGCGGATCGCACTCGGCTTGGTGATGCTCTCCCTCTGTTGGAAGATACTAAAGAGCTATCAAAAATCCAAGGACCCTATGTGCCCCTGATGCGCCGCGGCGACCACGTCGTCATCGGCGAGTACGCAGTTACCAAGCCGGGTAACGCGAAGGAGATCGCGCGTAACGAGTTCGAGTTCAACACCCGAAAGGAAGCCGAGGCATACGCGGCCGCGAACGATCTTCACGCGGAGGTTCGTAGTGTGTGGGTGGATAAGGCCACCGGCAAGCTCCATGGCGTCGACCCGAAGACCGGGAAGGAAGTGAAGATCACGTCGAAGGACGTGCAGGGCGAAAACAAATTCCGTGTCACGTTGCAGGATCAGCACGTGGAGTTCTTCAACGGTAAGAAGGCGGCTGAGATCGCGGCTGCCAACCTCGCTAAGCAGGGCATCACCATTCGAACGGTGGAGCCTCGCAAGCCCGACGCTATTGGCAATCCGCAGTTCATGCCCGGCCAGACCGCATCGCTGATCGCCGCGCTCAAGAAGCGCCAGTCATATAAGGACGCTACGGCTACACAGAAGGCCGATATGGAGAAGTCGGTCCGTGAAGCAGGCATTCAGATGTTGGCGTCTACGCGCATTCAATCACGCCATCTACCTCGCCGTCATGTTGAGGGTGCGTCCCGCGACATCGTGCAAAACATGTTCGACTACGCCGCTTCTACCTCGCGCACGTTGGCGAAGCTGGAGCATGCGCCGGCTATGGAGAGTGCTCTTAAGCAGATGGAGAACACCATCGAGCAGGACGCCACCAAGCTTCGCAACTATGCTCGGCGAGCAATTTCGAATGAGGTCGTGGCACGTATCAAATCCAATGAGGCATATAACGATAACGATAGCCTATCTCCGGTTACCAAAAGGCTCCTAGCCGTCAGCTTCCTCGATAAGCTCGGCTCACCGGCGTACAGCGTCATCAACGCGATGCAGCCCGCCATGGTGACGATGCCTTACCTCGCAGGTAACCATGGTGTCGCCCGTGCGTTCGCTGCGATGGGCCGTGCCTATGCTGACATCGGCGCTGGCAACGTCATCAAGAAGGGCCTCAAGGAGACGGCGCGCGCGCTTCGTGGCGGCTCCAAGCCCGACGACTTCATCTCGGACATCAAGGCTCGGCTCACCAACGTCGACGAGCGGCGCATGATCGATGAGCACGTGAAGCTGGGGACCATCGATCCGTCGGCCGGTATGGAGATCGCCGCGCTGATCCGCGACCGCTCGGGCGTCGGCGGGAAGATCGACACTGGCATCGGCTATCTGGAAGGTATCGCGCGCGAGATGCCTCGTGCCGTTGAAGCCGTGAACCGCGCCGTCACCGCGCTGGCCTCGTATCGCCTTGAGCGATCCCGTGGCGCGTCACATGAAGCGGCGGTACGTTACTCGCAGGACGCCGTCAGCAACACGCAATTCAACTATAGCCCCGCCAACGCGCCGGCCATCTTCAACCACCCGCTGGCAAAGCTCGCCCTGCAGTTCAAGAAGTATGGGCAGGGGATGTATCAACTGATCGGCACGCAGATCGGGCGGGCCATCCGGAACGAGAGCCCCGGTGATCGGGCCAAAGCAGTGAAGACGCTTGCGACCATCGCGGCTACTCACATGGCAGCGGCTGGGGCGCTCGGCCTTCCCACGGAGCCGTTCAAGTACCTCGTGATGGGTACGAGTTTCGCGACCGGTGTCACATGGCAGGACGTTGAAAACAAAATTCGTGAGGCCGCGGCCGAGTTGTTCGGTAAGACGGGCGGCGAGGTAGCGACGCGCGGGCTTCCACGCCTGATGAATGTGGACATGTCGCGCATGGGCCTCGACAGCGTGACGTCGTTCGGTGAGCCGCAGAGCCTCAAGGAGAACGATGTTCTGGCGTGGATGTTCAAGAGCCTCTCGGGCCCTGTGGCTTCGCTGATCGGGGACTGGACGAAAGGAGCTTCGAAGATCGCCAACGGCGAGTTCGTCAAGGGCGCTGAGTTGATCGTCCCGATGAAGGGCGCAGCCGACAGCATCCGTGCTTATCGTCAGGCCACCGAAGGGAAGAAGAGCGCATCCGGCCGCGAGACACTGAGCCCGTACACGCCGACCGAAGCAGGCCTGCGTGCGCTGGGCTTCGGGACTGGCCGTGAGGCTGAAACGGGGGCTGCGCGCGGAGCGTATTACAACGCTGCGAACGCACAAAAGGAACGCCGTGCCGAGTTGATTTTGGAGGCCGCCCAAGCAAAGGGCGGCGCAAAAGTCAAGGCTATGTCGGCCATTGCCAAATTCAATAAAGACGTGCCAGAACAGGCGCGGATTAAACCGAAAGATATTGCGAGCAAGGTACGCTCGCTAACCGATGACGACATGGTCATGGGCATCAAGGCTGACAAAAAGAACAAGTATCTTCTCGACCGCGCCCGTGGCGCATACAACACAGGAGAGTGACTATGGCTAAAACAACCATGAAGGCATTTGAGAAGTCGAAGACCGACAAGAAAATGGACAAGGCCGGTGCCAAGAAAGCCGGCGTGCCGGTGAAAAAGTGGGAAGGGTCGAAGGCTGATCGGAAGGCCGATAAGTCGGCACTGGCGAAGATCAACAAGCGCAAGTAAGGTGATGTGATGACTGACGGCGGCAAGCGCGATCCGAGTTCACATCGGACACCGGCTCAGATCAAGAAGATGGATCGTGGCTACAATGCGCAGCCGCACAAGATCAAAGATCGCGCGCGGCAGAACGCCGCGCGCGATTACATGAAGAAGAAACACGGCGCTGCGGCAGTCGCCGGCAAAGACGTCGCTCACGGTAAGGCTGTGAGCGCCGGAGGCTCGAACAAACCGTCGAACCTCTCAATTCAGTCGCAGAAAAAGAACCGCGGCTGGCGACGCAACGGGCCACGCCCATAATCAACGAGGCATCACTATGAAGCGCATCATTCTTGCGGCCGCTATTCTTGTGGCTATGGTAACCATCGGAGGTAACAGTGCCGAAGCTCGTTCGAAACACCGCCATCGCGGGCATGATGCTCATGCTTCTCTTCATTGGAATGTCGGCGTACACCATCGTAAAGAGCGTCGGGTTCATCGTCGCCAACGGACTAAAGTTGGTCTTGTAACCGAACCCTGTTTTATCTTCTGCCCGGTTGCGCCTTTCACTCGACGGCAGGCGGGGGAGAAAGTAGACCTCAACACCAGCTTTACGCCGACCGGCGCGCGGAGTACGTTTGTTCGTGGCCGACTGATCTGCGCCATCAATGTGGTGCGTGAACTTCGCGCAAGGGGCTACAACCCACCGAATACGGCGCGGGCAAGGGACCTCCTGAATTATGGATCACACAGCAACGGAAGCCCCGGCGACGTCGCCATCTTCGCCCGTGGACGGCGCGGAGGACACGTCGCAATTGTGGCTGGTTACGGTCCCAACGGCGAGAGGCTCTATCTCAACCCTTCGTCTCGTCGCCAAGCGTGGCAGGTCGGTCCTTATCACCGACAGCCCATTGGCTTCCGATCCCCGAGTTAATCGCTGACGACGTTGTAAGCTTCGCGCCTCAGAAGCGGACCACCGTCCCAATTCACCAACATAGCGGCGATGGGCATGATCTTCTTGATCGACCCATCGTCGTTTTTGTATGTGCGGATGTGAGCGCGACGCCGATGCGGCCGGGGGCTGGCATGCGTCCCACCACCGCCTGAATTTTCAGCGGCCATATAGAGCGCCGTAGAGACCCGCGTGGTGTATGGCAGGAGTGGGAGCCCCTTCGCCGCTCGGACCTTATTCGGCTTCCGTGGCGGCTCTGTACGCTCTTTGGGGACGCCCTTGGTGTTGATAATCATGGTGAGGGCCATGATGTGTTGCGCGGCGTCAGTAAAAAATGCGCCGCCACCCTTCTCAACATCGAAGTCTTTATAGTTCGAACGTCTCAATTGCTCGGACCAAAAATCAATCTCACTCTGTCGGACAACACATTCGCATTTTTTGTCATCCGGTTTGCGGCCGGCGTCGGCCAATTCAATGGCCGTTGGGGCGCTGATTTTGAGCTTGTTAACGCAGTGCACGGCGGTAAGAAGTCCTTCGCTTTTGCAAAGCGAAACAACATGTACGCCGTTACCATAGTTGTCTTCGGGCTTTGCGGGCATGACGATGAAACCAGCACCGACGACTTTGCCGTTGGGAGTGTTCTCTTGTGGGACACCGTCGAACATAAGCTGTGTACGATAGTAGCAGACTTCGTAGGGTAGCTGAAAAGCTCCATACTCCACGAAGTCTACCGCTTCGCGCGCGGCCTCGCCGAGGGCTTTAAACGTCAGCTTCCCAAAATTGAATTGTTCGACGTCGGTGAGCCGAACGAATTCGACAAGCGCATCCGTAATGTTTTTGCTCGCGATAAGTCGGCCGGTCTTAATGGCTTCGGCGATCTCGTCAATCGTCGGCGGGATGGAAGTCGGTTTCATTTTTTAGACCTCGAAAAATTCGGCTGCTGCCTCGACTTCTGGAAGAGCTTTTCTACATCCATCAGTCGCGTCTTCATCTCAAGCGGCACTTCAATGGTAGCAAACCCAGCGCCACATCCGCTGCATTTGCGGTGGCGCTGAATGAACCCGGTTGTTTTTTGAACGCGCGAGTTGCGCGTGAACATGATCTCAAAGTTGCCGCATGAGGGGCACTTCGTCTTGCTTGTCTTCACGACCATGGATCACGTCTCGTCGATGAAGTTCAATTCCGGATGGTTCGAAATATCGATCTGTAAGAGATACTCGGTAGCACCGGCGAACACCGTACCAGAGCCAATGCGACCGACCACCTTCTGCATCCCGAACTGCGCCGACAGCGCCTCGACGAAGATGTGCCGCGACACGTTGCGATCCTTCAACCAATCACCGAGATGACTCGAACTGATCCGGAGAAGTTTGTCGTCGATCCCAAGATGAACCGCGATGAAGTCCAACTTCGTTGCGTCGGAGAGAACCTTCACGCTGTTGGCCGGCGGCTTGCCCTTCGCGATGTGGATACGGTTCGTCACCAGAGTGTGGCGCTGGCGCATGGCGTTGAAGAATTGCGCGATGATGTTCGACACGTGGGTCGAGTTCTTCATGTCGACTGGCTGGGACGACACCTCACCGCGCATCTTCTTCAAGACGCCCAGCATAAAAGCTTTGAGAGAAAGAACATCAAAAGCAGCGAAACCGAGGCGGTTAGCGTAAGCAGCGCCGACACAAATACAGGCGATGGTCGCAATCCAAAAGCGTTCCTCGTTATTGGAGGAAGTCTCCTTGTTAAGATCGCGCGAAAAATCAGCGATGTCCTTGGCCACGGTTTGATGGTTGGCCCCGAGGAATTTTGCGTATTCAAGTCCGATACCCCCGTAGTTGTCGTTGAGCTTCGACAGGATGATCGTCGCATCCGACGTGTCGATCTGGCCGGATGATCCCGGCGCTGGCTTGTGCGCCGTGTACTCGAACACGCGGTAAAGGCCCGCCGTCGTCGTGTTGGTGTGCGACGTCACGTAGTCGAGCAGACTATCGTTCGAACACGACACCAGAAGCGTCTGCCACGATCCCGGCTCGCGCTGCTTCGCATTCGACTGCAGGCGGGATTTCTCCTTGCCCTGACCCATCTGGAACGTGATGTTGACGAACTTCTTCGTGTCCTCTTCCGTTTTCAACTCGTCCCAATAGATCGGCAGCGAGCGCAACTCCCCGATCTTGTTCATCGCGCTGTTAGCGGTGTCGGCGAGCGACTGCACAGCCTTGATCGGATCACCCCATACGGACTGTGCGATCTTCAACGCCGACGACTTACCGACGCCGCTCTCCTGTGAGAAGGCGCTCATGATGACACCAAGGTGGCCGGTGAAGGCGACCAGCGGCGCGGCGAATGCCGATGCAACGATGGCCTCAATGTCGGGGCGACCGTGACCGACGACAAGCTTCGCAGCATCGATCCACGGCTGCGGCGTACCACACGGTTCGTACTGCCTTGAGATCACACCATCGGACGTTGCGGCCGGAGACGATCCCGCGGCGGTCCAGAGTTTGCCACCGAACACGAAGCCTTCGATGTGCCCCCCTTTACGGGTCCAACCGAATGGCGATGAAGCGACGGCGTCCTTTTGGCGCTGCAATGTTTCAATCCAAGACAAGAAGAACCCCTGTGTTTTCTTTGGGTCGAGTTTCATCATGAAGCCCTGCGCCTGCAGGTACTTCCGCATCTCCATGCCGCCGACGATCTCCAGCGGCAATTCGATCTGCGTTGTCTTGCCGCGTTCGACCACGCTGTTGAAGCGCAGGATGTACGGCTTCGGTCCCTGTATCCACGGGTCCGTCATTGGATAGTCGCTCACCGGCTGCTGCGATGACGAGCCATCTTGATTGATGATCAACTGCTGGATGATACCGCGTGCATCGCGAATGAAGCCCGGCGGAAGATCGCTTACGTTATTTCCCGAGGGGGGAGTACTCGCAGCGGAGGCTGATGGAGGCGGCGGATTGTTTCCACCGTTTCCGTTAATCGAGACTGCACCAAATCCTGTCGATGTTTGGATAGGCGCAACTGCTCCCGCAGCCCCCTGATTTGCTGGCTGCTGCGTTCGAGTTTCGAAATTAAGCGGCGATTTTCCTTTGCCAAAGTTGCCGCATGCTTGACAAGCTCGGCAACCGTTGGCGCTGATTGTGGCGCACGCTGGCCAGCCAAGCCCTTTTTCGTCTTTCTCGCGCTCCTTGCGGTCGAAGAAGGCATCCGTACTATCTTGCGTATATCCGGCATGTTTATTCCCCATGCGATGCGCGTCGGCGCGCTGACCCTTTGTGAAGGTCGAGATCAGCGTTGTGATATTCCAAAGAGGGTTATCGATTTGAGCGCCGCCTGTGGCGAGCACGTCGCGGATAAAAGCGCAGCTAGGAGCGACAAGATCAAGATCAACAAGAGGCCCCAAAGCATCCACACCACTCGCGAGAGCGTTCGGTCCGACGATGGGCGGCCGGGGAGGAAAAATCGAGGGGTCAAGAGCCCCCGCAACACGCACGACCGGAGCCAGACCTTTGTAAGGTTCCAGAGAAGCGGCGATGCGCTCAGGAGTGTAATCGTGACCAGAAGGCCCAACCATGCGTACTGCACGAGGCGGCTCCGTCTTTCTGTTAAATGTGCTCGGCACGCGCAGCACGCGCGCGCTGTCAACAGTGCACTGAGTATCGCAACGTAGGTTAAATTTTTTGGTCGCTTCGGCGAGCGCAGTCGCGTACGGCTGCCATTCGTCGGGCGTGAGTGCGCGGCTCATTGTCCAGTATACGTGAAGACCGCCGCCGCTATGGACGATCAACGATGGTGCCGGCAGGTTCATCGATTTGATGAAGGAACCGAGAGCATCAACGGCTTCCGGAAAAGTCGGGTAGCCTTTCTGGTTCGGGATCAGCGCGCCAGTGTGGGGATCATACTGCGGCGGCTTTACGTCGATGTCGAGGAAAAAACTCTTGAGGGCGATGGCATTCGCCGACGAACGAACCGCCTTCCAATAGGTCCAGTTGTTCTTGCCCTGCTTCTGTTCGGCGACCGACTGCGACGACATACACGCATAGATGTCCATCGTCCCGGCGTTCTTAAGCGCGTAGCTGAGAGCATTCATAGCTTCGTCGAGCGTCTTCACCGCACGACCTGACCATGGAAATTTTCCGTCGGCCTTTAGCTTCCCGTCCGATGGTTTGAAGGTCCAGTGGATGTTGACGAAACCGTGCTCACCCGGTGCGGGCCACGCCACAACTCTCGCCAGATATTCGCGTGCCTGTTCGAGCATTTTTCTTCTTCATCTTTGGAGGTCGATGCCGGGCCCCCATACCCGGCATCGATAGTCGCTAAGTTACCTCGGCAGGTTACGCGCCGGGTCCGATGATCGCATTCAGGCGAGCATCAAGGGCCGCGTCAAACGACGCATCGGCCTGAGGGAGCGGCTTGGTACCGTCCGCTGCGCCGGGGAACGATTGTTCCGCTGGCTGGGCCGCCGGAGCCGCGGCAGGAGCCATGGCACCGAACCCCGACGTAGCGGCTGCCGGGGCTGGGGCGGGCGCTGGTTGGGCCGCTGGCGCTGGCTGGGCCACCGGAGCGACCGCACCGAACCCGTTGGTCGTCGCTGCCGCCGCCGTAGGCTGTGCTGCCGCTGCCGGAGCGGCCGCTGTCTGAACAGGAGCCACGGCACCGAACCCCGTCGCCTGCACCGGCGCTGCCGCAGGTTGAGCCGCCGCGGCTTCCGCTGCCGGTGTCACTGGCGGATTAGTGGGCTGCTGGACCTGTGCCGCCGGCTGCGCGACTGTGGATTGGGTCGTTGGTGGCTGCTCAAACAGCGGCTTCTCCGACGCCGCTGCCAACGCTTGAGCCTGCGCTGTCTCGGCCTGCGAGGGCTCTGACACAACACGGGCCACCGCTTCGCTCTTCTGCATACCGATCACGATGTCGGCTTCGGCGTCAGTGAGCGGGCGGATCGCGCTGAACTCAAACTTCGGATAGCTCTCCTTCGCGTCGAACCCGACGCGAACTCCGATGGAGTAGTAGGGGTAACCCTTCGACTGCATCGAGTTGGAGAACGCCGCCATGTCCTGCAGCGAGGCTGCGGGGACGCGGAGAAGAAGCGGACCGCCGAGGCTCTCGTTCGGAATGTCCTGCAGCGGGACCACCGCCAGACGGCGACTGTCGCCACATGCCTTGCCCTTGCCGCCACGAGGATCGCTACCCCATTGGTTCTTCGGGCACGTCGCACAGACCGTGTGCTGCGGCTTCGGCACTCCTGCATCAGGCTTGAGGCCGTTCGCCGCCGAACAATCCGGCGCAGCATTCGAGCCTTCCACATAGCCGTTCTCGTACCAGATTTTCGAAAGGTGGGGGTTGGCCTTGAGGATCACCAACTCGATGCTGTTGCGCGGGCCGTCGCCATCAGGCCGCATCAGCACCATTTCCTGACCCTGATACTTGAGGGTCCAGACCTTGCCCTTGTAGGTGACAAGGCCGTAGCCGCCGGTGATGCCGCCGGCGAGATCATTCTCCTGCGGGACCGCAGCGAACCGGGACGATACCGGTGCCATAGGGCTCGCATTAACGATTGCGTTCATAGTCTACTCCTGTGATGAAACTGTTAGATCAGCGGGACGCCAATACGGACAAGCACTTCATCGAGCGCATGGAGCCGCTGGCGTATGTCAGTGAGCGCGCGCAGGTGTGTTCGTTGGTTATTGAGCGCAACCTCAAGCTCACCATTAACGGTGCGAAGGTGGGCACAGTGTCGTTCGGATGCAGCGAGCGCAGCTTCAAGTGCTTCGATCTGTGTGGGCGGTTTGCGCATTCGTGTTTTTTCTTTAGTCACGGATTTATCTCCTAACTCGGGGCAGTACGACCGATGTGAAATTCACGCCGGGAGGCGGCTGGCCATTGTTGGCAGGGTCTTCGATGTGGGCTTTGACAGCGGTCACGTTGGCCTTCTTGTCGATCAGATCGAAGTTACCCGAGGCGATAACGTAGGACCAGAACGCGGCCGGATCAGCCATCGACGCACTTTCTTTTACCGACTTGTAAACGGTACCGGAAGCGGTTTTTACGTTCTCTGCATTTTGTGCATTGAGCGCGCCGAGTAACACTTGGTCTAGTTGTTCCATCGCTTGGTCGATGGGCTCCAGTTCGGCCTTGTGTTTGGCCTTCAACTCCGTCTTGAGATCGCGCAGCTTGATGTATTGCGCGACCCGCGTATTGAGGTCGACCGGCTGCGCTGGGGCTGGAGCCGGCTGTGCAATCGGCGGCGTGGTCGCCGGTGCGTGGCTGGTATCGAGAAACGGATCGCTTTCCACTTCGGCGATGTCTTTTGCGTCAGTTACCATTATTCTCTCCTGTTAAGTGTTTCGTCCATTCGACGGCGATGCAACGAACGCTGAGAAGGTCTAGCCTTTTTTCGGTCCGGGCAGGCGAGCGGTTGACATTGCCGAAATAAATCTCCCATAGGGATGGGTCACTGAGGTCTTGAGCGATCCTGACCCCATCACCGGACGGCCAGAAAGCGATATAGATAACAACGCCAGTGCCATCAGCGCGGTACCATTTTTCATCGGGGAAACCCATCGACGGAAATTCTCTTTCCATCATCGCTTGAGCGTACGCTTCGATTTGTTGAAGATCTTTCCGTTCTCGGGGAGGCATAAAAAAGTCTACCACTGATCTCCTCCAAGCTCCTCGAACATGTCGAGGAATTTATTTTGCACCAACTGATGCTGTCGCAGGATGCGGTAAATCTTTCGCTCCACCGGCGTACTCTGCAGGTGGATGATTTGTTGCTTGTGCTTCTGACCTACACGTCGAATTCGTGCGTTCGCCTGATCGTAGATTTCTAGGCTCGTGGTCGGGGCGAACCAAATGACAGTGTCAGCAGCAGTGAGAGTAAGCCCGTGTGCAAGGCATTGGGGGTGAGCGAGAAGGACGCGATACTTTCCAGTATTCTGAAACAGATTGAATACTTCGCTGCGAACTCCACTAGGAGTATCGCCAGATACAACCGCATGCTCAATGTTGATCCCCTTCTTATTGAAGTGCTCGCTGATGCCTTCCAGCGCATGCTTGAATGGGACGAACACCAAACACTTGCGGTCGGTGGAAGTTACTCCGTCAAGTAACGCCTGTAGTCGGTTGGCGTTGTCGAGCGGAACGGTGCGCTGCACGCCCTGCTGATCGCGGACGTAGACCCAGCCCATGGAGACTTGGAGCAGCTTCATCATGACCGCGCCGGCGTTGGCCGCGGTGACCTGATCGGTTCCGATCATGCTCTGACAGTGTGAGACAAGGTCCTTGTAAGCCTTCATCTGGATCGTGCCCATGTCCACGTTGACGTCGCGCTCGATCACCTCCGGAAGCTCGGCCACATCGTCCAGTGTAAAGCGCACCGCTGGCTGCATGACAGCGAACGCACGCTCGACCGCGTCGTCTTTTGGTTTCCAGATGAAGTTATCCAGTTTGATCATGAGGTCTTGCTGGAAATGCCGGAAGTACCTCGGCACGCGGTCGGGCGTGACGATCTGCGCTTGCCCCCACACATCGGTCGGGGAATTGGGGATAGGGCCACCTGATGCACCCCATACCCACTTCATCTTGCTCGCGATAGCTTTGGCGATCTTTGTTCGATCTGACCCACCATTACGAAACACGGCAAGCTCGTCGATGGCCATGACGTCGATGTCCGGATGCGCCTTGATAGCGTCCTCGACGACTTTGATACCATCATGGTTGATGATGAAGATGTCCACGTCGTTAGCTTTGAGAATTTCCTCGCGCTTCTTTTTCGAGCCGTGAACAACGGCACACTTTACGCCGGGCAGCGTACTGAAAATTTCCCGCGCCCAAGTAAACGTAAGCGTCGACAACGGGGCGAGCACGATCATCTTGCCGCAGCGTTTCTGCTTATAGAGATAGTCCCACGCCCACAGGATGCACTTCGTCTTGCCGGTGCCCATGCCGTTCAGAACATACGCGCGGTTTGCCATGGTGAGCATGGCGCACGTTTTCTTCTGCACATCGAACGGGTGCCCGATCTGGCCGGGCGGTGGAGCGCCCGCCCAATCGTAATGAAACAGGATCGGCGACGGCACGTCGAAGCCCATCTTCCGCAGGAGGAAGGTGTTCGTTTCGTCGTGAGCGATCACACGGTGAAGTGTGTCGTTGTGGACAATCGTCGGCGCGTCGGAGAACAGCCCGTTGACACCTTCAATAGCGGGGACGCCGATCTTCTTATGTTTCTCTGACAGAATTACTTGGTACATCGTCGGGCTTCTTTTTCAATCCATAACATGAAGCGGTATCAACCAAGACGGTGTAGAGGACCGCTAGTCCCTCGTCGCCGTCGATAACCAGCACGCAGCCGCCAGCATTCGCCACACTCTGGATGCGCGTCTGTTGGCGCGGCGTCGGTTTCTTTCCGGGGGCCTTCGTTTCGATGGCGATATAGCGCCCATAGAAACAGATGATGCAGTCCAGATGCGACGCACCTAGACCGTTCGGTACCGGCCACCATTCATCCATCACTGGCTCGTTGGTGGTGGGATCAAACTTGAACTTGGCGAGCATGCGCTTAACGCGCTCTTTAACTTTGCCTTCTGGAGTCATATCAGCCTACCATAATCAGCCATGCGATCATCTCATCACTTGGGAATTGCGGGAATGGTTCGCTCAGTTCGGCCGGCGGCGCACCGGGTGTATTTACCCGGATGGTAACTATCCATTCGTGTTTGGCGACGTCGAGGTTCGCGAACGCCTGCCACGTCGTACCTTTTTGAAGCTCGACACGTTTATCTGTTAAACGTGTCATCGCCTGCTTGGAGAACATCTCCTGCGCAGTCTCTGTCATGAGCGTGTTGATACGCTCCACATGATCGGAATGCTTCATAACCTGAGCACGTCCCGCCATCATTTCTCTGATGGTTTTATCAGGGAGACCTTCATAGGAGACATCAGCCACGGGCTGACGTGTCATTTCGACACGCGTTACGTCATCGGGAGCCGACGCCGTGGTAGGGGCAGTCGACAACGGGGCAGTATCGTTTGCAGAGGCCGCTGGGCTTTGGTGGGTAGCTCGACGTTTCGTAGGCATGTTTCAGTACCTCAATCCGGGGCCACAGTCCCCGCCACATGTTGGGCATATCCGAACGAAGGAAATCTTCCCGCGACGAACAGTCGGGTCCTTCCTTGAGCCAGACAAACTCTGACCGCACCGCCTGCAGTTCGGGGTAATGCGCGAAGAGACACGCAGCCATGAGCGCCAACTGCTGACTGTCTTCCAGAATTTTTCCAGTCTTCCAGTCGATGACAAAGCCGATGTCCCCGTTGATCTTCACAACGTCACCGATGCCGCGGTACCAAGCATCGTTGCCGAACCATTCAGTCGGCGCAAAATTGGCTGTGATCGCCATCTGCTGTTCGACAAGAATGGTCCCGCCGCCCGACATAATACGGTCGACCCACGGTATCATCGGCTCAAGCCCCGCCGGTATCGGCGCGATGTCGGGGACGCGGCCAGCTTTATTCTCGATCCGATTAAGGATCACCCCGGCGAGGCCCTTGTGGACAAAGTCGCCCCACTTGAGGCTTTCGCTCTCGGCTTCCTTGTATTTCTTTTGGAGATCGACTGAGGAATGCTTTTTGGGGCACGCTTCGAAGTTCTTCAACTTCGAGTAGCTCCACGAGAACGGCTTCGGCCGGCGGCCGGTGGTGACCATAACCATCAGGGGGCTTTCTCTGCTTTAGCATGTTCCGGTATCACGACGCCGTTCGTGTTCAACGACGCAACGACGCAACGATAGTCTCGGCGGCAGGTTCGTTGTAGGCGTCGGCGATGACATAGAAGCGGTTGCCCGTCGCCTTACGCACAATCTGATACTTGCCTGATTTGGTGGTCGGACGAATATAGAGGTAGGACGCCATACTATCAATCCTTTTCGATGTTCCACTTTTCACAAGTGATCCGTGTGTGTGTGTGTGTATTGCGACGCTCGTGTGTCTTTGATCGCGAGGAGGATCGTACCGCGAGATTTGAGACAGACTTCTTCTGTCTGAAAAATCTTTTGGGTTTTTCTATCCGGCGGGCAGAAAGCGCCGCTCACAATAGTTACTACCAAAATGTAGACCATTGTTACCTCCAAAAGTAACTAGCTGCTAGGCTACTCCCGTGAGAGAAGCGCGAGGATGGCGGCAGTGATCCGGTCTGCCTGTTGGTGCGCTGCTTCCACAGTCATGTTGAGGCTGGCGTGTTCGATACAAGCCGAACGGATTTCATCTGCCCCCACGCCCGCGGGTGTGGCTGGCGGGGATGCAAGCGCGTCATCGAGCGCATTTACAAGGTCGATGATGATTTCGGAGGGGCACTCAGCGGGCGACCAATCCTTGAAAGGGCCGTCGCATTTCGTAACGCTCTCGATTGCGGCCATGGTAGCGTGACCGACAAGCGCCATGTCGCGCAAGTCCTCAACGTCTCGCGATCCGGTTTCCTCGATGAGAGCCGCCACAGGCTCTTGGGCGACCGGGGCGGCTCGCTGCCGCAGGTCCTTCAATTCATCTTGGAAGGTCTGCGGCAACTGTCGCTCTGCAAGGTCGCGGTCCGTTGATGTAAGAGGCTTTCCCGCAATAGCCGCTGCTTCAATGGCGTCCATCTCCGCGCCAGAAATCAATTCTGGCTCGACCGGGGCGGCGGACAGGGTGGCATATGCCTTTCGAGCGCGTCCCAACAATGCACACGAAGCGTCGTAATCTTCGTAAAAATGTCCGCTGGCGACCAATTCAATCAATTCGCCGATTGCGTCCCTTCCTGTCTCGTCACTAACAGCGGTCATGGCTAAAACCCCAACACGACGTAGCCCGGTTCGATGCCGAATTGGCCGCCGGTCAAAATGTATTTGATCTTGCGAAATTCATCGTTGCCCGTGTATCTGCCGCCCATTCTCGGGTCCCATTCGCGAATGTGCAGTGTGTCGCCCTTCTGGAAGCCGCGATCATCACGTCTCACCTCAAACGATTTCTCTTTTGCTCGCAAAGCAGCGAAGTAGTTTGGCCAGCATTTCAATTCATGGGTCCGGGCCATCTCACCGTTCCTCCATGGTGTGTGATCGGTATCTTACTAGCCGCCGAGCGTACGGATTTGAGCGATCAGATGGTCCGATGGGTACAGACCGTCATCATCGACGTCGAGCGTGACCGCTTTCATGTCTTTGGTGATGATGGTAATGAAAACTTTTCTCCCCACCGCCGCATACACGTAGACGTTCTCGAACGGGCTGTCGTGCACGTTGCGCCATCGCATGCGCATACAGAGCATGTGCTCGTGGTTGTAAAGCGGATTGGGGTTGAGTGGTCCCGCCGGGCCGCCGTAGGGCGGTTGGCCAAGAACACCACCGACACCACCGACACCACCGACACCACCGACACCACCGACACCACCGACACCAAATAGGTTAGTCATTTCCATAATCTCCATTAAAGCCGCGTGCCGTTCAGATAGCGGCAATGTTCTCACCAAATCTTCGACTGGATACCCGCACAGATAACCGAAACGATCAGACCCGTGTGATCGTTGTGGATGTCCTCGCTTAACTCGCTCGACGATTTCGCGATGGACTTTCTCCATCGCAACTTCTGCCACGGTTTTAGGTTTGGGGGCCGAGTGATCTTTAAAAGCGCCGCCCAACTGAGCGAGTGCCGCATCGACGACTTTATTCGACCACAGAAGGTTACTCACTTTGCGTCTCCATAGTTCTGTCCGACGCCTGTCTCCGACTGCAGGGGGAGGTCGGGAGCCCATGTCGGTCTACGGTTCATCTCTTCGGTGAGGATCGCCTTCACGATATCCACTAGATGATCCGGTACGATGTAGACCAACTCGTCATGAACTTGTAATGCAAGACGGATGCCAAGTGCAGAAACGCGACGACGAATACGGATGATAGCGTCGGTGATGATGATACGCGCGAGTGCTTGGATTATATTTTCCAGCAACGCGCCCCCGTAAAGACGCCGGGGTTTTTCGCCGTACTTATACACCCAGCCATCCCCGGTATTTTGTAGGTCGTGGTATTTGAGGTCGAGGCCTGACGGTAGGCTGATGCGACCTGCATAGCAGTGGCAAGGGCCAACAGAGAAACTACCGCCACCGCCCGCCAGAATACGGATGTTTTCATTGAGTATCCTCCACATGGTCGGCACCGGATGGTTGACATGCCGGTATGTGTTGACGAAGCGCACAGCTTCATCATCGGTTAGGACGATCTGCGTGCCGGTTTGTTCTAGCGATGATACCTTCACCGTGTTCTGGAATTTCTTCCAGCCAACACCGAAGCCCATGCCGAGGATGGATGTCTTCCCGAGGAAGCGTTCGGCCTTATCCGCCTTTGTGATGGTTCGACCGAACACGAACGAAGCGAAGATCGAGTAAGGGTCGAGGTTGTTCGCGAACTGCTCCAGCAAATCCTTCGCGCCACAGAGCCACGCAACAAGACGCGCTTCGATCTGCGAGCTATCGATGGTTACGACTTTGGAGCCCGGCGGCGCGGTGAGTGCGCTACGGATCAGATTGCCCTTACGCACGGGCAGATTCTGCATGTTCAGCTTCCAGTCGCCTGATAGGCGATGCGTGTGAGCGCCGCTGAAACGCAACGGGATGGGCATCAGGCTTGCGTAACCTAGATGTCCCCAATGTAGCCTAGAGATCGCCAGCAGGCGCTCCGTACGACTTTCTTCGATGGTGGACTTGACCCCGAGGCGCGCGGCCACCACAGCCTGTACGCGAGGGTCGGGATGTTCCTGCAGTTCGATAAACTCGCTGTCGGTCTTGGCGAACGCGAAGGTGGCGCGGCCGGTCGCCGGTGAGACTTTCATAGGCGGCTCGACGCCGAGACTCTCAAGGATCGTCGCGAAGCGGTCGTTACTCATGAGGTCGGGCTTGCCGTTCGCGCCGAGCGTCATCACAGTCGCAATGAGGTTCTGCTTGTCGGCTTGGATGTTGGCTAGATGCGCCGCCAGCGCGTTCTGGTCGAGGATGAATTGCGGCTGCAGCGCCATGCGGAGCACACTGTCCATGACGACAAGTTCGTCCATTGGGAATTTGCCGGTGCGAACGAGTGCATCATAGATGCCTTCGCAGAGAATGGCATCGCCGACGTTGTAGTCGACGTACCCTTGCCACATGCCGGCAGCCTTGATGTCGGCCGCTCGCATGCCCAGCACTTTACCGACATAGTCGCCTTTGTAGCCAAGCTTGAGGTAGATCGAGACTGCCTTAAGCGACACACTGCGCAGGACGTGACCGAGCATAGCCCGCGCCACGCCCAACGTATCGACCATCAGGCGCGGGATAAAATTGTACCGCCACGCCACGATGCACATATCGAACAACGCATTGTGCGTAATCAGACACGTGTTGTTCGGGTCTAAGCTATCGAACCACGGCTGGACTTCGTGACCCTCAAGAACGAAAGGGTCGCGCCCCGGATATTTCACCGCAAGCATGATCGTCTCGAACCGATGATCGAGGACGTATTCGACAGGGGTCATCTTTTTGAGAGAGTAATCCTTGTCGTAATACGTCTCAAAGTCCAGCGTGATAAAGTCCAAGAGCAGTGCTCCCTCTATTCGGTTCGTGAGAGTTCGAGCCCATCATAGTTGAAATTGGGCATATCATCGATACTGACCGTCACCGGGTTCTGTGTATCGTCGGGTACCTCACGAGGTAACACAGAAGCGGCGGAAACGTAACCAGCCGCCTCACGAATAATCTTACGTTCCGTTGGATTTAGCGAGGGTGTGTGCCGCGGCGTAATGAAGTCACGCACCTTGTCGTGGTACTCCTGCAATTCGTTATCGTAGATACCGCCGACCGGCGCACAGAGCGCGAGCACAGAAGGGAACAAGAAACGCACTTCCTGTGGCGTCGTGCACTTTGCTGCCAACACACTTAACGCATAATTTACGATACCAAACTCGCGACCGACTTCCATTCTCCAATCGATCCACGCATGGAGTTTTGCCCGCGTCTCTTCCGACACTGGCGTCGTAAAGTATTGCGGGTGCCGCGGCCGCAGCGGCGCAACTATGTCGTCGATAGTCCGCATCAAGAACGACACTTCAATGATGCCGAACTTTGTCGTTGGTACCGACACAGAGAACGCGTCGTGCTCGTTACTGATCGCCGCGACGTCAGCGGCCTCGCGCAAGATCGTGTGATGTTCCGGTGGTGCGACGAGGTCGAGAACCTCTTGATGTGTCAGGTGCAGCGGACGGATCGCTGCCATCCGTGCAGCCATAAATCCGATGTTGGTACGCATTCCTTGTAAGGCGTAGCTGTCGATTGCTTCTTTGGTACGGCGTCCCATTATATCGATCTCCAAGATTGGTGAGTGCGCGATTAGAAGGGGGTGGTAGCTTGCTGGATTTCACTGGCATGGTCGACTACCGCTCTTTGAGGGAGAACCAGAACCCAGCCTTGTTATCGACTAGCCCGCGACTTGAGAACAGGAATACGAGCACTTCCTGTAGGCCTTACGTTCGCCCGTTGCTACCCGGATGCGGGAGGAGGACCCTCTCCCTCAAACTTGTTTCGGAATGTCGACGACATCACCGAATGGGTATTTCGCGTTCGGATAGATGTTACCCCAAATCACAGGGTAAGCCGGTTCGGCCGGAGGGAACGAGCCCATGCCGTCGGTGAGATACACCAACGCCGCAGGCTGCACGCCGCTCTCTTTGATCCAGTCGAACACAGGGATGAAGCTTGTGCCGCCACCGCCCGGTGCGCCCTTCGCACGAAGAACCATCAGGTCGCCAGTGTCTTCCGCTTCGTCAACGCGACCGACCTTTGCATCACACCAGACGATGTAAAGCTTCTCCGGTTCGCAGTCGTCGAGGATGCCTGCCATCTCGGCCATGAACATGTCGAGTTCGGTCTTGCCTATTGATCCGGAAGTGTCCACACCAACCACAACGGGACCGCAGCCAAAACCAGACCGAGACGGGCTGTAAATATCCCTAACGATAAGCCGGCGATCAGCACGACGGAAGTCATAACTGCCAGAACCAGCCTTGCGTGCGAAGAGAGATCGAATTTTATCACGCCAGTCCACCTTAGGGTTGAGGATTTCACCGAACAGACGGTCGAGCCCCGCGGGCAGCTTACCCTGCAGGCGAGCAGAGTTTGCGCCTTCCGCGATTGCCATGTCCCATGCGCCCTGATTGTGATCGGCCACGGCCTGCGCCGGGTCCTTACCAACAGAGCAGCCGGGCGACAACAGAATATCGAAGCCGCCGGGCGACGATTGATCTGCGCCGTTGCCGGGGATTTTACCCTGACCACCATGCGCCGGATTGTCCTTGTAGAGTTTCTTGTAGACGTCCAGCGCGCTATCGCTCGCCGTTCCGATGGTCTTATCGTGCAAGCCCGACTTGAGAAATGTGCCGACTTTGCTCTCAATGAGAATGTCATTGATGACATAGTCCTCGGCCTTGTTCATCAAGTTGTGGTCGTATCCGAGTTCAGACCCATCCTCGTACGTCACCTTCCCACGCTGCTGGAAGCCGTAGGAGATGTTACAGTGGTTGAGAATGCAGTGCATGATCTCGTGCGCCGCAACAAAGAGACGCTCGTTCAGCGTCAGCTTGAAGTACGTGCTCGGCTTGAAGATCAGATTGCTTCCGTCCGTCGCTGCAATCGGAATTTCTTCGTGCTCCGTGAAGAGCGCCACCTGCTTACCCTTCGTGTTGTCGAGCATCGTATAGAAGATATGCGCGAACGCTGGACAGTGCCACAGCAGTGCGACGCGGGTATCATCCCACATCTTCGCTTCGGCCGGTGTCAGTTGCACTTCGGGCAGTTGGCCCTTGAGGTTCGGCATCTTGTATCCGGTAGATACCTGCGGCACGGAGGTCGTCATCTTTTTCTCCCGATGTGTAGACGTTAACGAGTGCGATGATTGATAGAAGATCAGTCACGTCGTGACGGATCACCTTATGGCTGTGCCGACTACGAGCATGAGACATGATGTAATCTGCATGTTCGTAAGCGAGCTTATCTTTACTTCTCGAACGGAAAAAAGAAACACTCCATTCGGTAGAGTCAGCGGTGTACATAATAAGTCCGACACCGGGGGCTGGCTCGGCTACATAACAACGGTTGTTGAGCCATTCGCCACGGTCGAACCCAAAATCAAACCCTGATATAGGGTTGTTCTTGAGGAAGTCATCCACCGGCTGACTTGTCTGCGCCCTCGAAGAGTTCGACATTCTGCACCTCCGAGATCATGTCCCCACATTCGATCATGACGCGGGGCTTGCGCTTGCCGGCGAGCATCGCAACAGTTGCGAGCATCGTCTGCGCCGCATCGCGGCACGCATCGAGCGTGATCTGTTCACGCTCGGCCTTTCCGTCCGTATCGAAGTTAACGCGGAGAGTGATCTTCACTTCCATAACTGACATGTTACCCTCCAAGGTAAGAAATGGTGTTGCCCCGAATTATCCACCGCTCGGGGCCACACGGCTGGCTCAATGCTGGCGCGTCAACCTGAGGGATACGCCAGCACTGCTGGATTAGCGTGCGGAGTTGATCGTCGCGATGCTCGCCATCAGCGAGCTATTCGCCTTCGTCCACGCTTGGAACGCCGGCGTACGAACGATCATCGGTGTCTTCTTCACCGCGGCCGTAGCGAACGTAACCGAGAATTCTTTCGGCATACGTTCGACGTATTTGATGACGTTGTCAGCGTCATTCATCTCGACACGGTGAGCCAGATTGTAACACACCAGCATCTGGCTGTCGGGCTTCGTGGGCACCTTCGTGTCCATCGGGCGTTTCACGATGTCCTCGTACTTCGGCATCTCGCGTTCCAGCTTGACGAAAATCATCAGCGCGGTCGCCGCGCCCTGACCGATCAAGCCAGCGATTGCCTCGACGGTCGTGCTGTCTTCCGGAACGACGCCGCCGTTACGAGCAGCCTTCTTCTGCAGCAGCTTGTCGACCATGACCAGCGAACGCGGCGTGCACCACGGCCCCTGCTTCTCCGGAACGCCGTCCGAGAACACGATGGTGGGGTTCTGATTGGCGAACGCCTTGACCAGCGGCGACACGCCGTTCGTCATGGCCCAATCCATCCACGCGTCGATGTTGTCCGCGATGGCCACTTCCATGCGGCGATTGATGACGAAGTCGAAGTCTTTCGTCACGCCGGAACGGTCGTTGGCACGGTTGGAGGCCGCGATCACACCGACATGCTTGCCGAGCTTGTGCGGGCCCACTTCGCCCTTGAGGAGAAGCTGAGCCGAGACGCGCTTGGTGTCGCCGTCGCCCTGACCGTATTCGTCCAGAAACACGATAGCGCGCTGGAACGAGTTGATGTGGCGCTGATTGCCAGCCTTGTCGGTGGTAATCATCCACGGCGGCGTTGTGAACTTGGAGACGATGCTTCCGTCTTCCTGCTTCGCGGGCACCATGTAGCCCATCAGGTCCTGCGGCGTATAGGTCGCGAGGAAGAGCGTGGTGAGGCCCCATTCGAAGCCGTCGCGCGCCGACAATTCTTCGACGAGCTTCTCAACGAATTCCGACTTGCCACGTCCCGGTGCCGACTTGAGTTCGGTCGAGATGCCGCTGTCGAGGTTGTCGACGATGATGTCCTTGAGTTCAGTAAACTTGATCGACATTGCTCTAGTTCTCCTATGTTGCAATGGTTACCAGATGACTTCCGGTACGTGATCGCCCACCACAATGGCGAGCAGAATGGGTTTGTGAGTGCGCAGAACGCGGTGCCGGTCCATCTCAAGTAGACGGTCGAAGATCGGCTTGTTGATGACCAACACGTTCTGCTCCCGGTCAAGGGTCGTGATGGTAGTGGGTGTCGGCATCGCCTCCGAAGAGACGTACCGCATAACCCGTGGATACCCTTTCTCGGGGCAGAACGCGAAGTCCATCGTGTTACCTCTTGAGGTTACTGTGCAGCTTTCGCTGCGCGGAGCCGCTCTGCGATAAGTGTCGCATAGCCGGCGATGTCGTCCCAATGCTCCGGGTCCGTCGGATCGCCCGCTATGATGCGACCGAACTTGGTCGCCGTCATCTCGGCGCTTTCCTTCATCTCCGGGGAGAGCTTTGAGGCGAACTCAGGCGATGAATGGAACACCGCCTTGATAGCCTGCGAGATACCAGCGTTGACACCATAGTCACCGTGGGTCCGCTCGCGGGTATTGAGTAGCGGAAGAGCATACGTCGAACGTGGCGTCGGCTTTTTCGCAACTTTCTTCACGCCCTTGTTGCGGGCCCAATAGGCTCGCTGCGCGGGCGTACCCTTACGCTTTTTGGCTTTCTTTGCCATACTTACTCCTGTGGTTTTGCTCCGCGATATTGCGAAGCGTCATCAACGAGAGATCTATACTCTCCAGTGATCTCCAGATGAACCACAACATCGCGATCAAGACGACCAGCGCGGCGGTGCTCATGGTAACTCTACCCCAACAATATGAGTTTGGCTTTGATCTCTTCGAGGTGTGGAAGAAACACCTCGTCGTTGTGCTGCTTAATCGACCCGCCCATTGTGGAAGTCCGTTGCTACGGGGAAACGCGGCACGCCATCCGGCGTTAGGTTGAAGTATCGGATGGTTACCTGCGTAGGTACAGGGAGCCGATGCAGAAGCTCTTTCGCAAACTCCTGATCGCCGCGCATGCCGGCCCCACACTCGCGGCCGTCTGGAAGACGGAAGACGATACGCTTGGCCATGCCAGACCAATTACCTTCACCTTCTTCGATACGGATCAGCGGGAATTCTTCCGTGATGAACTCCTTGCGCTTGAGGAGCGCCTTCGAACGCACATCCCATTCGTAAGGCGTATCGAGCCGGATCATTTGTCCTTCGTAGCCCCACTGGAGATAGTCGCCGTTCATGCTGTCGAGGAACGACTGCGATCCACACTGAGATGTGGGGACGATCTTGATGATCGGATGGTCCTTGAACCGAACTCGGAGAATTTCGAGTGTGGTGGCGCGACGGTTAAATGGCTCGTCGAAGAGCACGGCGTCGTAGATGTGATACTGTAACGTCTGCTCGATCTCTGCTTTGAGTGAGGCATCCGGCGTCACCTTGCGAACCATACGGATCAGCTTGTTGAAGTTGTCCTTGTGCTCGTGATTGTAAAGCTCGCCGTCGAGACGAAGCGTCGGGCACACACTGAACTCGCCGCGAAGGGCCTCCATAATGTGCCCCACGTTTGTGTGCGGCTGCAGGGAGCGCGTCAATGCGGCATCGCGCGATATGAGTGCGCGAATGCCATCCAGCTTCGGCTGCGACCACACCCCCTTGGAGAAGTCCAAGTTACCTTTGTAGGTATCGGCCAGCATCGGGCCCTTGGGCACGCTGTCGAGGTCGGCGACGTTGGCGCGGTACTCGCTGCGCAGCTTTTCCTCGCGCTTCGCTACACCTTCCAACATAGCCTGCTGCTCGCCGGTTGTAGCGTTGGTCTTACCGACGTTCTTCGGCTTGGCGGTTGTCCACTTCGACTGCGTCGGCGTGCCGCCCATGATCCCTGAGAGGACAGCCCACCTGTCGCCTTCGACGATAAAATTCCACTGGCGGATTTTGCCGTCCGTGCCGCGCTTAAAGATCGGATCAGAGATAAACATCAGAAAGTCCTTTTGGGTTTTTTGCCTAAGCGTCTCAACTCGTCGACCATCTCGGGATAGGCAAGCCACAATGATCGGACGTAATACATTCCATCTTCATCGACGCACTTGAGAACGTACGCGCCCATATCGGTGACGAAGTATCTCTTCCCGCCGCGCGGACCGACCGGTTTCATGGTGATCCAGCCGACCTTTAACAACGACGACGCCGTGCTGCTGCGAACACTGACCGCCGGGAAACCACCACGCGGCGGCAGGTTCTTCGGGTCCATGCCGTCGGGCGAAGCCTTCGCGATCTCGCGCAACATCTTGCATGCGTTAGTCGGCTCACCGCTGATATAAAGCCTCGGTGCCGTCATGATGAAAACCTCAACGCTTCATTGCCTCGCTCGACTTGTTTCAGGATCGCAATGCAAGCATCTTGCCACGATCTCTTATGAGGCACCGGTACGGCAGGCTGCAGGTCGCCAAACCCGCTCTTGATGGGTGGCGCGAGCACGCCGAACTTGTCAGTGTTCCACTCGCTTGAAGTATGTGGCGGACGTAATGGATGCCGCCCGCTGCCATAGCCTCTTGAGATAGAGGTAAACGGAATGATGCGCCAACCGGGATAGTCGACCGACAATTCCTCGTGCACCATGCCGATTATTTTTGCGCGTTCGGTGATGATGTTACTTACCGGACCGTCTCTTAGAGGCAGATTGTTTTCGTCCCGGATGCGGGGCAGGATCAGGACGCCATACGCGCACATCCTCAAGGCTGACATTGGTGGTTACCTCGTGAAGTATCGCCTGCGCGACAAGCTCACACTCCATGCGAAAAATCGGAAGGCTTCGGCTTTCCTTGTCTGTCGGGCCTCGACCGCGCCAAAACGAGTAAGCGTCCCATGAACGCTTTGTTCCGGCCGGGTAAAACCAAAGTCGATACTCATGACGATTTCGTATGAGGCTGAACCGAGCACGGAAAGCGTCTTGGTATGTACCGGCTGCGTTCTTTACCGGCGTAAGCTCGAACACAATATCGGCGATCTCCATATCACGCTCCGTTAGCTATCGCAACGAGATCGGGCTCCCATAATGAGCACCATGTTTTGTTTGGGTTAGTAATCCCTGCATACTGGCGATGCATTTTCATTTCGAAGGGCGATGTAAGGTGACACCAACCATCACAAGCAACATATCGATCGCGCTGCTCTTCACTAATCATAAGATACCACTGACATGTGCTGCAGCGGCGCGCTCCCTGCATGTTGCGGATGCGATCCTCGTATGCTTCTTGGGTTAGCGCGGGGCGAGGCATTGGGCTTCTTCCTTTGTCAGTTCACCTATAGTGTGGCCATCGTCGTATAATACCCTTCGGGATTATCCGCTGTTATCATCGGGGTGCAGTCCTTGGTGTAATAAGAACCACTCTATGGCGTCGAGTTCAGAGTCCGCGTGAAACACTTCGTCGCGATACTCAACTGCCCATAGGGAAAACCGATAATTGGTGTCGGTGGGCGGCGATAGATTGATGATCTCCGCGCCGAGCAGCACGGCAGTAGCTTTCAACATATCCAGCCGAGGCTTTAAGCCGGCGAGCCTCGTAGCTGTTTGCTCCGGTATGTGGCGTCGGAAGACTACCCACCAAAAGGGAGATATCATCGCGCGGAACGCGCAGCGCTTTAAGCGTAGCCCTAAAGATGGCTTCGGATATCTCTCCTTGGAAAAACTCATGAGTGCGCGCCTCAATCAGTTCTTGGGTGTCGGCGTGTGATCGTCGCATGGTCAGCCATCCAGTTCGAAATACTGGCAATAGGCGCGGGCTGCATCGCCCTCTGTATCGAACCACCTATCGGCCAATAGAAATTCTCTAGTGGTAATTCTATTGGCCACGTTAATCCAAAACGTTCCTAACATTTTTATCTTTGGTCGAGTTTCTTCCGACAGAAGAGAACTAATATCGTTGACCGGATTACCCCCATAATGAAGCACCATCAGCGCAATTGCTTCGTTGTCTGATAGTGCTTTACGCCGTGCCATGGTTAGATGGTCCGCATGTGATCGCGGATGGCGTCGAAGTCGTGATCGCTCAGCGACATCAGATCGGCGGCGCTGCTGTCGGCCATATGGATCAGGCGTTCGCATGTGAGTTGCTGGCCGCGATACATCATGTGAAAGTCGGGGTCTTCCTTCACCGCCTCGATAGCCTTTTCAAGGCTCTCCGGCTTGAAGAACCAAGCCTGCATGCGGCGGTTCGCCTCGGCGAGGATCGCTTTGTTGCGCGCCTCCTCGATACCCAACAAGGTAACGTGAGCCGCGCCGCGAACTTCGGCTTTCTTAACCTGAATGCTTGTCACTGGATTTTCTCCGCGGTTTGCTGGACATGAGTGCGCTATAGGGGTCGACCTTCTTTACCCGCTTCGCGCGGACGGGCTTCGGCTTCTCCATCATGAAGCGATAGGGCTCAACGCTCTCGCCATACGGCCACGAGCGGAACGTCTCGATCACTTCGATATATTCTTTTGCTCTCTTCGCCATGCTGCCTCCCTCGTATAGGACTGGTGTCGACGGATGTTACCCGCTGTGTGCATCATGCCGCCATAACGAGCGCATGGAATGAGTTCTTGGTTATTCTGGAATGACAGCCGATAGCGTTCAACAAGGTACCAATACGCCGCAAACCATTGCTCGCGAAATTCTGCCCTCGCGCTAGAAGTTGTTTCGCCAAACAGGTTCACCGTCCAACCCATTATAGGGTATGTCTCGATTATCCCATCAGGACGGATTTTTATTTTGTTGGTGACGATGACTTCCTCGAATACAGCGCCCATGAGGGCAGCGGTCGCAATCAGGTCTTGCTCCCATTTACGACGGGCTGCGCTCATGGTAGTTACCCCTGTGGGTTACTTGCGGTTCTTCGTCATCACGCGCTCGATCTTTAGGCGATGATTACCCGACAGGGTAATTACTCAGTGACTTCAAACGTCGCCGTTAGTCGCTGCGTCTTCCCGCCCTGCAGGAGTGGGCTCGACTTCGCCACGTACATCGTCTTGATCGCCGGTGCGAAGTGCTCCGTCCCATCTTCGTTCACCTGTTCGAAGATCACTGTCCCCTTCGTTTCCTTGCTCCGCTTGAAGTAAAGCGTTTCCGTCATCATGGGTGGTCTCCTGTTGCGCATACTCGCAATCGTCGAGGATGCTGGGGGTTTTGATCTGGCCTTTAAGAACCAGAGCATAAAAGATGATCTCGCCAAGACACGTAGCTGCTTGGCCATATGGCAGGTTCTTGCGCTCCGTTGTGCCGTAAGACACATCGAAACGATCAGCGTCATTCTGGACGACTTTAATCCGCTTTTGTCCGATCAGCGTCTCGTAGGAAGTGCGCGGCATTGGGCGTTACCTTCGTGTGAGTGCGCGATGGTTTGATGATCTCCTGCGCGTCAGGTTTCTCGTCGGCGTAAAACCTGCTCTCGCGCCAAGACTGGAAGCGCACATCGCGTTGATGCTCGTTGGCCCATGCTTGGGCTTCCTTGCGAGCTTTAGCGTATGGTTCGATCAGGCATGTCCGGTTGTTCATACCGACTGCATCGAAGCCGTTGTCGTTACCACGCTTGGTAAGGATATGTTTTGTGCACGCGGCGGCGTGCGGATGCTTGGTCGAGGCGCTCATACGATTTCCTGTATCTTCATCCATTTCTTTGCACACTCGTATACGGTCTTACCATACACGGTAACATCGCCCATTTCGCCATGCACCGGCGCGTAGGCGCAGTAGCGAGTCTGTGACTGTAGACCATGCCGCGTTTCAACGTGCCAAACGACCGTGTGAATATCCGCGCCGAGCATAAGAGCCTGCGCGATCACATAGTCTTCACGTGCCGTCTTCCATTCACGATACCTACTGAGGAGCCACATCAACGCGATCTCCCACCGTATAAAACAGCAAGGTTCTTTTTCGGATAGTCGACCTTTTTTAAGTACCAATAAGCCGCCTCGTCGGCGCTTGGGCTGCCTGCGCCTACCTCATACTGTTCGGGGCAGGAATACCAATACTCGGAGGGGTAGCCTTTAGCTGACGGCTTAAGTTCTAGTGTTGCACCAAACAATTCGGCTGTTAGGACCAGCAAAGATTTGTTTGTCATGGCGTGATGATCCTATGTTTCGATGTCGAGGTCCATCGCTATACAAAACGCGACAGCGGCGCGAGCCGGATAAAGCCATCTTCCAAATACAGCGCCTCTATAAAAGACGCGATAGATGTTTTGCTCCTGCACGTTCTGAATTTCGGCACCCATTATTGCGCATAATGCGAGGGCACGGTTGGCGATCTCTTTCTGATCGGCCAAGAAACAAATACGGTTCGTTGCTTCTCCGGATGTTTTCCTATCGTCACTGTCCCATGGAAATTCTTCGAGCATCCACATGATGTCACCTGCAGTACGGTTTTTGCATCAACCTCGATCTGGCACCGGGAGCTTCATCCGCGCGATACCGGCCTCCGGAAAATTTGGGGCAGTCGAGTGCCCACCCGCTCGCCACGATGCTGCGGTTGATCTCAGTATCGCCGATATAACAACGCGCGATACTTCGCGTGTAGCTGTCAGCGCCTGTAAAGACGCAAGTGACACTTGCTGAGCCGATAAGATTTCGCAAAGCGTATTTCGCCCTTGGTCCGTTAGGCTCGGAAAGTTCTTCCGCGTCCACTCCTGATAGTCGGATGGCTTGGTGTTGGACATAGATCGTGTCTCCATCCTGAACTGTGGCTGGGCCGGTGAGCGTCGTGAGTGCGCAACCGACTTTGAGTAACCCACAAAGGTAACCGCTCATGGATTGTCTCCGTATACGTTTGCGATAATACAAAACGCGGCCGCGCTACGATGTAGTGAGAAGCGTTCTGTGAACTCTATCCTCCTGCCATTATATAGCGCGATGAACCAATCATCCTCGTCAGTACCTTTGGTATGGCTAAATTCCGCGCCTAGCAGGCTTGCGATTGTAAGAAGATCGTTCTCCGAAACTTCATCTACAACTTTTGAAATTCTATCCCGGAAGCGATCGAATAGGCTACCTGCGATATTGATGTGTAGTTTTTTAGGATCGAGGGTCATGTCGCTACCTCATCGGGTAACAAGTTGTGCCGCGCGATGTATGTCATCAACGCTGCGCGTTGCGTGCTTTCTTTGGTGAAGTGCCCGTCCGAAGAGAGACTATGTTCATTCCAGCCCGGATCGAATATCCAAGTCTCGTTACGAGCATTCCAGCGCGGCCGCCAGATAGTCCCACCATGGAGCGTGACGAGAGCAATTAGAAACTCTTCATCATGCGCCATGGTGAGATGCTCCGATGGTTAGCGGAAACGAACGAATGGATGCATAGGATGCAGGCGTGCGACGGTGCCGCCACGCTCTTCCAAGTTCACCGGGTCCATCAGCTCTTCATCGAAAGACCAGTCGCCGGCCTCGGCCTTCGCCACGATCTTATCTTCCTTCGCAAGTCGATCTTCGGCCTTCTGCAGATTCTGCTTGCGGCGCTCGACGTCCCGACGAACCAGATCACGGCGAGCATATACACGGCGCAGCCTGTGTTCGATCTCTTCCTTGTTACGGGCGATCTCTTCTTCCTTGCGCTTTTCTGCCATCGCTTTGGCGGCTGCCGAAAGGTCGACACCCTTCAAAGGCTCACTCTTCTTTTTCGTCACGGCTCTCTCCTGTGTTCGGCGCGCATGAGTGCGCGTCGTTACCCAACGGGGTAATGTCGATATTTTTCGCGCAGCAGAAAGCCAGCGCGGCTCTCTCCTTTGTGAACCATCCTTCACTGTCGTATTCAGCCCCAGCCCCAACACCGACAACCTTCCAGTATGAAACGGGGCTCGTGGTGTTCGGCGGTATACCCACCGGTGGCTTGGGCTTGATCTCTCTAAAGCTTCCGCCGAAGGCGATCACCATAGTTATGGCCACTGGGCCCCAGCCCGCCGCTTCTGCAGCGTCGATGCCGCCGCTCCATACTTCCTTAGTCACAACCCGCTCCGTGGGGTCACGCGGATCACATATGGAAGCTTTAAACCGATTGGCGTGAAGCCACAGTCGGCGAAGTAATAATTATACTCCACCTGCGCATTGCGATTGATGGTCGCATACACAACAACGATGTGCTTCACGGTTACCTCCAATGGTTACGTCTCATTGAGAGCATATACAATGTGCCAGCGGGCGGCGATGAGTGCGCGCATTGTTATCCCCTATTGGTTATAGGACGATACCGTCCAACGTGCGTGTATAGTGATGATCGGCAGCGGCCTTAAGTGCCTCGGCTTCACTTCGATAGTCGGCGACCCAAAACCCGAACGGGACGCGGGCACGGCTCTCCGCATAAAAGGCCACGCGGTGGGTCGCATCTGGATCGAGTTGACTGCGACCACAAAGCAGAGGCGCAACGCGGGCGATGATTGTGCTCATGACTATGCTCCGATGTTTGAAAGGACCCACCGCAATGACGCCGGCGGTGGTCAGCGGGGTTGCGATCCCAAGCGGTTGTTTCTATAGCGTCACCATAACGCTCTGGTCAGGTAGAGTACGTGGCATCTTATGGTTCGATGGTCTCAAGGATCATGACGATCCATTTAGTGCCGATCTAAATTTTAGATTGCAGCGGCGGGCGCTGTTGCGCGGACATATGATGCTGCTATGAGAAGGTGGCGGTCACGAGCCGCACGCGTTGCATGGTGTTACCTCGTGGAGTTATTGTTCTTGGCGTCGGTAGTCCTGCATGTTCATCGGGCGGTCCGGCTTGCTCCGCTATTCCGGTTTCTAATCGGTCGAAAGATCATGATGCTTACTTCTTCATGCCGACCTCCTCCCTGTGCCAGTTGAAGACCTTTGCTCACCTTTGGAGAGACGGTAGCGCGCCGCGCTGGGAACGGTGCTCCGTATCGGCCACGTCGGTGACAGCGATAGGGTCCTGTTAGTCTGGCTACAGCAGGCTACCGCCCGTCGAAACGCGCAATGAGTGCGCTACTAGCGGATCACTTCGATCCAGAATGGGCCATGCCAGTCCTTGATCCACTGCGGAGCGTTGTCATGATCGCGCAATCTATCGCTCTCGTAGCTATCGTCCTCCACACTCTCAGGCACGGTGCCGACGTCGAAGGTTGTGTCGCCTTCTGGGTCGACCTCAATCGCGTAGTCGTTCAGCCATGCCTGCGGATGAAACACTGCGATAGCCATTGGCTTACCTCCAAAGTGAAGGAGTGAATTTCGGGGTGCGCAACGGCGTGCACCGGGGGACCAATGCACGCCGCCACACTACCCGGCCGGGCGGGCTGGGGGCTGTTACCCGGCCGGGTAATCCTTACTGCGGGAGCGAATTCCCGGCAGCCAACACTTCGGCCTGCTCGCGGGTATAGCCGCGGCCCATGGCCATGGTGATGAACGCCTCCTGCTCCTTCGCCAACCCGAAAGTGGCAAGCTGGCTAGAGACAAGTTCCTTGATCTGCTGCATCTCCGGCGTGTCATGCTTGAGCCCGCCGTTGCCTTCGATCAGATTGTCCACCTTCTTCTGGATGGCCTTGAGTTCCGCCTCGACGGTCTTGTCGCGTGGCGTCGCACAAAGCGCATCCTTAAGCTGGTCGTCAGTCAGGTCCTTGTCGCACGACAGTTGCTCGCGTGCGATGTCGACCAGACCGGCGTAGAGCGCCTTGAGTTTCACACCTTCGTCCTTCTGCATCTCCCTGTGATGCGCCACAGCACGGTCGAAGACGTCGACCGGATCGCATGTGGTCATGGTGCCGCATTGGATGATTTGCCGAAGCTTGCTGGCATTCGCCTTGGCACCACCGGCGGAAAACTCGCCAGCCTTCTTCGAGTTCTCCGACATGTACGCTTCATAGATCAGCGCAGCATCGTCCTTTGAGCCGGTACGCTTTTCGGCGCTGATGATACCGTCGTTCGCCGCACGGACGGTCGCCAGCGCGAGCCGCACGAGAGCGGTGGACCCTTCACCGGCGTCGGCACCGAGACCCTTGACGGCCTTCCAGAACGCTTTGGAATGGTCGACCGGTTGATTGGTCGAGTTCTCATGCGCGAGGTTGCCACCGGCCCCCGGCGCTGCCGACGTGTCGATATTGAGACCGCCGGTCATGTCGTTTTCGTTCACTTCCATGTTCAAGTCTCCTGTTGGTAGAGGTTTGGCGCGGTGACCTAAGCATACCTTAATGGTAGCTTTCGGTACACCGCACGGGCCTCGCCTTCATGGCGAGAGGGTTACCCTGTCTAGTTACAGGGAAGCTGGGTGACGCACGTGATGTGGCGTCGGATTGTTGGAGCGATATTCCGGGCATGGCCAGCCGTCGGCACAGATGCATGGCGTGACGCTAGCGGGTTCGGTGACGGGCGCGCGATGAGTGCGCGACACATAGAAGCTGCAACCGAAGCGACCCAGCTTCACGAAGTGAAGGCCACCTACTTTGCGATAGGAGAAGTTAAACAGGGTTCCCAAACTCATCGGATGGTTCCTCTTCGTCGGGCTGAGCTTCTATAAAGGCTTGCACCTGTGCGGTTGTCACTAGATCGTTTGCTACCTGTAGCAATTCGACCTCTTGGGTTGTTCGTGTGAAGCTGCATGACCTGCACATATGCACCCGATGCACGGCCTCGATGCTACCTGTGTTTACAGGTAACGTCCGGATGACTTTGAGTTTGGTTTTGCAGTTGGGACAATCTTTCAGCATGATACCTGTACACCTGTGCGAATTGCATCTCGGAGTGAAATGCTACAGGTGTACAGGTATCATCCGATGGTTGGATGGTCAAGCGCTACCTGTGTACAGGTAACAAGAGCGGGTAGGCTTATTCTAGGATGGTGAGATGGTCGTAGAATAAGCCAAGTCAAATCTGTCTACGCGTTCAAGCACTTAGGTAGCTAATTCTAATTCTATAAGTTTTCGGAAAGAGACATGTCTTTTTACGATGACACATGTAGCAGCGTAACACATGTAGCACCTAATGGACCGCTTACTTAACATCTCTATTATATTAGAATTAGAATTAGAATTAGATAGAGAGAAGAGACAGCGGTTCCCGCTGCCGTCACCCCTTAAGACCGGCGAGAAACGCCTCGCGCTTTGCAGCGCGCGCCTCTACGATGGCGCGGACTTCCGGTGACAACACGCAGCCATTTCCTACGCGTCGACGTGAAGATACCTTGCGCGGTAAACCATCGCGCTCTTTCACCTTCGGACCATCCGCCTTGGGACGGTCGACGTGAAATCTCCCACTCGAACCAAGCGCCTTTTTCATGTTGTGCGCCTTGGCTTTCGCCATGAGTTTCTTACACCAACCATTGCGTGCAGAGCCCATAACATCCTCCTATGGTTGCACCATCGAAACATCGCGGCCATGGTTGTGCCGATGGACAATCTCGAATTACGTCGGGCGGGAAGTTACGTGCTTTTAGGCGTGACACGTTCAACCGTCCGACAACTAGATCGCGCGATGTTTTGATGGTGCAAGCAAGAGTGGATCGAGCGCCCTTACCGACGCCCGATCCATCTGTCTTGAACATTTGGAACCAACATCACCGGCGCACGGTGCAATGGTTCCTTTCGGAAAGGGATCGACCCTAGGCCACGGCGATATGCGGGCACAAATTGGCAGTGGCGGCTTTTGTCTAGCCGGGTTTTTGTCTAACCATCCTAACGGTCACCCATGACACGGTCTAACCGATCCTTCATGGTCAATGCTAGGGTTGCACAATCCGCGCTTGTCGCGCTTCCGTGGCTTCGTTTCCCTTTCAAGTCCCCGGCCTCACGGCCTTGTCGCGCGGTGGTCGCATGGGTTACCTAGCGTGGTAACTTGGATCGACTGTCGGCAGGGCACCTTGAGGCATCCGTTGCGACGCAGCTATGGCGTCGCCTCCCAAGAGTGGCAGACTTCCTCCATGCCAGCGTGGCGGGGCGTGTCTACAGCCTAGGTACGGGGAGGTGACCCGGCGGGGTAACTGGACAGGCCCACCCCACCCCCGGCCGGCGCTTTGTTTGGGGCCCCGACCATTAGACCTTTCAAAAATCCCAAAATAAAACCATAACAAAAGTTACCTGCGAGGTAACTATACCTCAAGAAATGAACCGACCCTATCTTGACATTAAGGTAATCTTTTGTTATCGGCTGGTTGCCACTCCCCAACCAGCCGATAACAAAAGTGGCAAAAATACAACACTTTGATGGTTCGATGGGTGCTTGACACCCTCGATAGAAACATTACCTTATCCGGCGAAGGTCTGGCGTTGCGAGGACCCATGGACGTCCCGGTGGAAGCTGCTACGGCCCATGCAAAACTCCCAACGACCAGCCTCCTTCTCCCCTCCCACCATAGGACCGCTCGTGCCTGAAATCGTGAAACTCGTCACCGAACGCGACCGCATCAAAGAAGACGTTGTTAAGCAACTCGAAAAGGCGCTCGAACTGGCGCGCGAGGGCAACGTCGTCGCAGTGGCTATTGCGATGGTCGACAAGGAAGGTCGTGGAAATTATCGATGGTCCGAAGGCGACATGGCCACCACGATGGTGGGCGCGGTGCAGAGGATGCAGCACATGCTCAACCTTGCAGTCGACGAGAACGTAAATTGGATCGGGGACACGTCTGATGATCCAACCTGACGAAATCGAAGAAGTCCTCGATGAGGGCACCGAAGACGAGAATTTCGAACTGACGGAAGATTTATTCGTCGCACCCAAGATCAAGCCGACCACCTGTGGCTTGTGCCATTCCACCATCGACAGCGACGGCCGGCGCACCGGTGACCCGCGCGGTCGAGACCGGCACACTTGCTCGATGTGCTGCTGGTGATATGGTTAAATATCTCCTCTCGAAACCTTGAAGGTTTGACCATGCCGATGATTGTGATGACGGAAGCCGAGAAGGCTGTTGAGCAGATGTTTGTCGATGCGGCCGGGGCGCACGGGTGCGTTTTTGCCGAGGCAAGCGTCCCACAGAGCGTGCTCGAAACGCATGCCAACGAGATGACGAGACAATCGCTGCCGCCCGACAAAGTGCAAGAGTTGCTGCAGCAGATCGCCGACAAAAAGTGGGTCAGGTCGGCGAGCGACCCGGAGCTTGGCGCGTACGAGGACAAGTACCAGTGCGCCCGCGCCTATTGTCGCAAACACGCATTGCAGGGTTATCCTGAGCATCTCGACAAGGATGCGCAGTGGCAGAAGGATCAGGTCGAGACGGTGGGGCTGGACCTCGCCGCCATGAAGGCCGCACAAGACGCCAGCCCGGCTGCGTAAGCGCCGACTGAGTTGGTAAACTAGACGCCTTTGGTTTAGACGCCCCGATGCGGCATCTCGCCGGTGATCGGTTTCGGCCCCTTCGCAGTGGAGGTCTCACAAAGGCAACGATACACCGCCGGTGCTAATGAGATGCGCGCCTCGCCTTGAAAACGGGGGTAGCCCTTCGGATCAAGCCGGTGGTTTCACTTTAGAGGACGACATGAAAGCATCCGATCTTCAACGCGCACATACGTTGGTCTATGATATCTCCCAGCTTGAAGATCGGCTTGCCCATCTGACCACGACATACATCAACCCCGCCCCCGCGGATCAGCCGCACAAGACCAAGCTTATGGTGAGTGGCTCACCCGGTATCAGCGGGCAGGATACTTTTTTGTTCTTGATGACTGAACCTATCTATCTCGCGCTCAAAGAGCAGATCGAAAAAGAGATCACCAAGTTGAAAATCGAGTTGGTCGAAATGGGAGTTGAGTATGGCAAATGAGCAGAAGACTATCACGCCGACAAAATTCCCGACGTGGCAGCAGAAGATCAATCCGCTGTGGTGGCTGATGAACGGGGACACGTTCGAGGCACCGGTGGAGAACAACGGCGTGCCGTATCTGCCCGAGGTCACCGACCCGACATTGCGTGCGTGGTATTGGTGGTGGAGAAATCCTTTTGCCAACTTCGTCGGCTTCGTTCTTGGTGTTGAAGACCAAGAACGTGTTGTCTATGGCGTTCCGCCGCTTGACGAAGCAACGATGTGGGATCACGGCGCGCACGGCTGGAAGTGGGCATGCACGTCTGCCCCTATGTCGAAGTCTTGGATGGTAGTGCTGGCTGTGTGCAGCTTCCTGATCGGCTTCGGGGGATGGTGGTGGCTTTTTCCGGTCGCCGCGTTTTCAGTCTTTCGGTCCACCGGTCTTCTACCGTTCGTGAGCTACAGCGGCGAGAAGATTTTGTTTTACGTGGGCTGGCGCTACAGCGGCGGCTTCGGCGTGAAGATCAACAAGGGACACACCATTGCCACGTCATCTAAGTGAGCAGGACACGATTGAAATCCGCGATCTCTATAATTGGGGAGCGCGGGTTGAAGACATCGCGATGCTCTATGACCGACACATCAAATACATCAGCATGCTCGTGAAGAAGCTCGGATGCCCCGCGCGTCTTCCGTATCGACCGGTGCTAGTGAATACGAAACGCAACCGTGCAGGCGTCGAAGGCCGGATCAAGTCCACCCGGCCGCGCTTACCTTCGGACGTGGTTGTCGCTGCGGACGGCCGTGTAGAAATCGACCGACTACTTCGTTCATCTGCCCGTGCGTTACAAGCGCAGCGTATTGAAGCGCATCAAGAGGGTGCGAGTATTCGTTCTTGTCAGGAAGCGGCTTCTTAACGCCGGTACGTGTTCGCGCGTATCGATAGCCGCCGGCAAGGCCGCGGATCGTAACAGGGCAGCGATCCTTATCGAGCAGCATTGCACCCTTGCCATCGTTCTGTTTCAGCAGCCAGCTTTCAACAGCACGCAGGCGTGGATCGAGGTCGTTGGTTGGCGCGGGCATGCACTTGAAACCCATGCGCCGCATCACGTCGAAGGTTGTCTCTTCATAGATCGACGACTTCGAGTTACCTGACGGATCACCGATGACGATCACAGGAATTCCAAGATAGCGGTCGCTCATCAGGAGAGGCCGCAGATGCTTGTCGATGTGAGCTTCGAGACCGATGTCCTCGGCGATGACCTCTTCGAGAATGCAAAAGCGACCGCGTGGGTCCATCTGCGTAATTACGCTGCACGGATCGCGGCCGAAGTCTTGACCGATGATGAGCGGCGCGAAGCGGTTCGGGATAAGGCCCTCGACGACATGGAAGGACGACTTGAAGCTGTCACGGAAGACGGCGCTTCCGGAAGGATCGTCACCGAACTGCGCGTGCACGTAACGCTTCACCCAATCGACGTTCGACGTGCGGGCGAGGCGCTCGTAATAGGTTCGACCGATTGCGGCGCGCTCCGGACTGTCCAGCGGGAGCTTCACGCTCTCCGCGGTCTGGTTGAGCCACATCAGATTTTCAGCGTGTTCTTCGAGCCCGCCCGGCTGGAGGAAAATCTCCCACTCGGTGTTGCTGGGGTCCGTCATGAACGTGTGCCAGTCGCTGCCTTCGGACGGCATGTTCGTATCGGCGATCACACCGCGCCACGTGCAGTAGCCCTTGTTGCCTGACGGATAGCGTCCGCAACGGCCGGAGAGGGCGGCCACGAGCTTCACCTGCATCTCGATGCACTCGGACATCCACGCGCCGGTCAACTGCATGGAGAGTAGCCGGCGCTGGTCCTCAGGGTCTTCGAGAGGGATGAGGAGCCACTCGCTGCGAATATCCCCGAATTCGACGAATACCATGTTGTCGGTAACCCGGTAGGTACAAAGCCCTTCGAGTTCCTTCATGATGTCCTTGAGGACGGTGTCTTTCAACTGCTTAAGTGTCTGACGGACAACAGCAAAACGCGTGTATCGGTATCCGTCGGGGGCCTTTTCCTGTTCGAGCGATCGACGGAAAAGCTCCATGATGCACGAGGTGGTCTTGCCGCTACCCACCGGCCCCGCTACCAGCCGCCCGAAGGCTGAACTCTTCATGAAGCGGGCGCATGTCGGCGAGGCGCTGTAATTAATTCCCGGCATCTTCGACAGTCTCCGCGACGACAGGGGTGGCGTCGATTACCTTGGTGGGTAACTCGCGCTCGTAGGTGAGCTTAGCATCTGCGCCGAGATTGATCGTGATGCTGACACGGTCGCCGGGGTTGCCGTTTTTGATGTCGACCTTCGAGCCCATACCGGCGAGGTCTTTCACCATTGTAGCGGCCGCGATCTTGTCGGACAGCTTCTCGCTCTTGTCGTTCATGCGGGCGTAGAGTTCGGGGAGGTACTCCTCGATCATGCTCTGCGACTTGACCTTCACGCGCTCGGGGGTGTTGCTCACTCCCTCCCACGCTAGGCACTCCGACGTGAGCCGGTTGATGAACGCCTTGTTGTCCTTGATGACCGCCCACTCAAGTTGGTCGATCCCGGCGTCGTCCAGAATTTTCTGGAGCGGCCGGATGCCCATTGCAATTTCTCGCGCGAGCTTTACAAGTTTGATTTCGTCGTAGACCGCACCGGGGATGGTGGGGAAGCTATCGGGCAGCTTCATATCGAATGGCGATGCCATGTTGGTGCTCACGATGTTGTATCTGGTTCCGATATACTATATAGGCGACTGATGGCAAATCCCGTAGGCGGCGCAATCGGCGGTACAGGTCCAATGCTCCGGGTGATCCCCGGAGGAGCCCTCGACCGCATGGAGGCAGAGCAGAACCGGAAGGATGCTCAGGCCCGCGAAGACGCCGCAAAGATTTCACAGACCACCATGACGAACTTGGCCGCGTACATTCGGTCACAGTTCGAGATGATGCGCAACCATCGAAACAACGTAACAGCGGGTTGGAGCGAACGGCTTCTCGCCGCGCTGCGCGCGTTCAACGGCCAGTACGACGCCACCAAGCTGCAGGAAATCCGAAACTTCGGCGGCTCCGAAGTCTACGCCCGCATCATCGCTATGAAATGCCGCGGCGCGAGTTCGTTGCTCCGCGACGTCTACCTGCAAGCTGATCGGCCATGGGGCCTCAACGAAGGTCCTGATCCTGCGATCCCTGAAAACATCCTCGCCGCCCTGATGAAGCTCGTCGAGACGGAAGTCCAGACGAACGCCGCGGCCGGCGCGCCAGTTGACCCGGCTACGATCCGCGACCGCGTGAACCAACTGATGGGCGCGGCACGTAACGCGGCCAAAAAGAAGGCATCAATTCAGGCGAAGATCGCGGAGGATAAAATCGATGAGTATTTGGTGGAAGGAGGCTTTTACAAAGCCCTCGCCGAGTTTCTTGTTGATCTGCCACTATTTCCTTTTGCTTGCATTAAGGGCCCAATCGTTCGTGTTGTGCCGTCCGTCGAATGGAAAAATGGAACGGCCATTTCGACCAATAAACCTCGGCTCTTCTGGCAGCGTGTATCGCCGTTCGACATCTGGTTCACACCGGGCGTCGCCGACATCGAAGACGCGTCGGTCATCGAAAAGCAGCGCCTTACTCGCGCCGACCTGAACGATCTCCTCGACCTCCCCGGCTACAACAAGGAAGAGGTTCAGGCTGTGCTCTTGGAGTACGGCAACGGTGGCCTCAACGATAATTGGGACCAGACCGACAGCGAGCGCGCCGATCAGGAGAACCGCGAAAACCCGATGTATAATCGGAGCGGCCTCATCTCGTGCCTCGAATTCAACGGCAACGTGCAGGGGCTCCAGCTTCTGCAGCAGGGCATGGACCCTGATTTGATCCCCGACCCGCTACGCGACTACATGGTGCAGGCGTGGCTTATTGGGACGCATATCATCAAGGTCCAGATGACGCCGAGCCCGCGCAAGCGGCATCCGTATTTCATAACGAGCTTCGAGAAGGTCCCCGGCACGCCGGTGGGTAACGGCCTTCCGGACATCCTCACTGACGTCGCCGACGTGGCGAACGCAACGCTGCGCGCGCTGGTGAACAACCTCTCCATCGCATCCGGCCCGCAAGTCGTCGTCAATGACGACCGCCTCGGCGACGGCGAAGACGGCGAAGACCTCTACGCGTGGAAGCGTTGGCACGTGAAGAGCGACCCGCTCGGTAACAACACGCAGGTGCCGATCAGCTTCTTTCAGCCGGCCTCGAACGCAAACGAGCTACTAGCCGTCTACCAGAAGTTCAACGATCTCGCCGATGATCTCAGCGCGATCCCGCGGTACCTGTCCGGACAGAGCGCCGGCGGTGCTGGTCGCACGGCGTCGGGCTTGGCGATGCTCATGGGCAACGCATCGAAAATCCTGCAGACTGTCGCAGCGAACATCGACCGTGACATCTTCGATCCGCTTCTGTCATCGCTGTACGATATGATCATGCTGACCGATGACAGCGGCCTTCTCAGTGGCGATGAGACGATCAAGATCATGGGCGTGACTGTTGCGATCCAGCGCGAGACGCAGCGTAGCCGGCAGCTTGAGTTCCTACAGATTACCGCCAACCCAATCGACAACGCGATCATTGGGCCGAAGGGTCGCGCGAGCGTCCTGCGCACCGTCGCCGACACCATCGGCATGGACGGCGAGGACATTGTCCCGAGTGAAGACCAACTCAACGCGATGCAGCAACAGGCGGCTCAACAGGCAGAGCAGCAAGCTCAGATGGGCGCACAGGCGCAGGGAGGCCAGAATAAAACTGGCGCGACCGGCGACATGGGCCCGCGCACCAATTTGTCGCAGGGAGCTTGATATGTTCAACGAAAAGTTCTCAAAGAAAAACCAGAAAAGTAAGAAAAAGCTCGTTCAGAAATTTGCCGAGGGTGGTCCTGTCAATGGATGGCCGACCGACAAAGAGCGGTTCGACGATCAGAAAACAAAGGACGCTACATCGGATCGCGGTCGCCGGCGCAATCGCCCGGCTATTGGTACTGGACGAGAGAAGGACGAGGAGTGAACTATGGGCAATATGAACGGGAATGCGGAGTATCACCCGCCGCAGAATTACGGCACGAAAGGAAGCCACATGGCGAAGAGCAAGTCGACGACGAAGAAGCCGCTGGTTGGCGGCGGGGCCAAGGGAGGCTCCGGACACATGTTCGGTAAGCAGACCGTCGGCACCAAGAAGCCCGGCATCACCGGCAAGGCGCAGTCTGGCGGTGGCGGAAAGTTCGCCAAGGGCGGCCCGACCGGCAAAGTCGGTAAGCAGGGCTCGGTGAAGACCGTCAAGGGCGGCACCGGATACCCGGCGTAAATGGCGAAGAAAGCCGCGCCAAAAGGGGCGAAAGCCCCTAAGGCACAGCCCTTCGGCAAGGGTAAGGAAGCTCCGAAGAAGCCCGGCGAGAAGCCGGGCATGAAGCGCGGGGCTCCCGGCAAACCGGCTTTCGGCCGGTTCAAAAAGGACAAGTGATATGGCGAAGACCGTGAAGTCGAAATCGACCTCCTCGTTCAAGTCCCCGAGCACCGCAAAGCTCGGCCAGACTTCACGGCCTTCGTCCGCGTCCAAAGTTACCCCGCTGGGTAAGCGGGACTATAAGAAGCCAGCCGCTGCAGATGACTTCACGCAGTTTGGCGTTTCCAATTTCGGACAAACAGGACTGTCGGGAGAAGACTGATGGGATACATCGGCGACGTCCGCGACAACCATGTCCAGTACGCTACCAAGGGCGCGCGCCGACACGTGCTGCCGGGGCGTCATGTCCTCAACGAAATCACGAAGGGCGATCCTTCGCAGCGGGCGCTTGGCAACTACGCCAAGGCTTCGCCGGGCATCGCTCAGACAGGCCCCAACATCTTCGGTAAGGACCCAGCCGGTGAGTAACCACACTACCGCCGAGGCAGACCTCGAACGAGCCGCTGCGCTGCTCCAGCGGTCTTCCCCACAGGCCTATGACGACTTCATTAAGGCACTGGCGGTTTACAACGAGCAGAAAATGCGCGAGTGTGTGTTAGCGCAGACCGCTGAACTTCAAAGGGCGCAGGGTAGGGCTCAGCAAACAAACGCGCTGACCGACCTCTTCCGCGATGCGTCGGCGAAAGTCGAAGCTAAGTCCAAACCCAAAACCCCATAGGAGCTATCATGGCTTTGTTTCCATCCGTTGTTAAGAATACCGAAGAGGCACTCAACTACCTCGCAGGCGCTGTCTCTTCGACCGTTACCACGCTCGTGTCGGCTGCCACTACTCTGACGCTGACCACGGCCCAGTTGCCGGGTGGCATCCTCAACACGGCCGGCGGCACCACCTGCACCGCGACCACCCCTACCGCCGCTGCAATCGTTGCAGCGATGGCAAACCCGCAAGTCGGGTCGCACTTCACCTTCAACGTCGTCAATACCAACTCCGGCACCACCACGGTTGCCAATGGCTCGGGTGTGACCGTTACGGGTCTGGCGACCGCGGCCACCAACACCAGCGCCACCTTCCGCGGCGTCGTGACCAACATTGGTTCCGGCACTGAGGCGGTTACGCTGTATCGCGTCTAAGACCTTCCTCCCGGAAGACCACGCAACTGAGGGCCGGCGGATAACCTGCCGGTCCTTTTTTCTAACAGGCCGCCTCCGCTCAAAGAGCCGTCGCCGCCAAGGAGTTAAATTATGAAGCCCGTTGCTACTCAGGCACCGATTGACCCGAACGTAAAAATCCCATCGGCCGTTGCTGCAGCCGCCGCCAAGGCCGATGCCGCCCTCACCGCCGCCGCCGCACCACCCAAGCTCGATAACCCGACCCCAGCGCCCGCCGGCAACGAACTCATCAAGATCGTACCGCCTACAGCACCGGCTCCGGTCGCACCTCTTTCTGTCAGTGATACGCCGGCCCCAGCGCCGACCGCGCCGACCGCGCCGACCGTTACCCCGCAGGGTAACCCCGACGACAACGACCAATCGTGGAAGCAAAAGGCGAACTCGGCGGAAGGCCGATACGCGGCACAGCTTCGTATCAACTCAAGCCTGCAGGAGCAGGTAACCAACCTCACCAATTTGGTTGAGACGCTGTCGACCGCGCGCGCCGCGCCTGAGCCTACCCCCGCGCCAACCCCACCGGCGAAACTTGTCACTCAGGAAGAGATCGACGCGTACGGTCCCGACTTCATCGACATCGTCCAGCGCATTGTGAAGCAGTCGACGACTGCCGAGCTTGAACAGGCGAGGGGCGAGATCGCTACGCTCAAGCAACAGATGGGCAATACCGTGAAGACGGTTGTTGAGAAGTCCGATGCCGACGCGCTCAAGAAGATGGAAGAGGACCTCACCACCGCGGTACCGGATTGGGAGCAGGTAAATCTGCAGGATAATTTTTTGGCATGGCTGCAGTTGCCAAACGTTTACACCGGTGTTAAACGTCATGACGAACTGCGGAAGGCTTGGGCGGAACGAAAGACCCCACAAGTCATCGCATTCTTCAAAGGCTTCCTTTCTGAGGAGGCTGCCTTGCTCCCGACGGGTCACCAGCCGTCGCCTTCGACGCCCGCGCCACTTGCGCCGGCACCATCGAAGACCCCGCTGGAAAACCTTGCGGCACCGGGCAGAGCTAGAACTCCGGCAGGCGGATCACCGCCCCCCGCTGAGAAGCCGACATTCACCGCATCTGAAATTTCTGCCTTCTATCGCGACGTAAATCGTGGGGTCTATAAAGGCCGCGACGATGAGAAAGCCCGTATCGAGAATATGATTTGGGACGCGCAGCGAGAGGGGCGGATTAAAGTTTAATCCTTCTCAACGAAAGGGGCCACGCGATGGCGTATCCTGTAGCTACGGGCGCAACTACTCCTCCGATCTACCCGGCGGGTTCGAGCGGTAACAACCTCTCGGGCACGTTCTTCATCCCTGAAATCTGGTCGGGCAAGCTGATCGAGAAGTTCTACGCGTCCACGGTTCTGGCCGCGATCTCGAACACCGACTATCAGGGTGAGATCGCCAATGCCGGCGACAAGGTGCATATCCGCACCAAGCCGACGATCACCATCAAGGATTACAAGGCCGATGGCTCTCTGGAGCTTGAGCGCCCGACCGGTAACGAAGTTCAGTTGCTCATCGATAAGGGCAAATACTTCAACCTGATCCTCGACGACGTCATGGAAATTCAGAGCGATCTGAACCTGATGTCGATGTGGTCCGACGACGCCGGCGAGCAGTTGAAGATCGTCATCGATCAGGACGTGCTCCTGAACATCCTCGGGCAGGCAGACAGCAAGAACCGCGGTCTGACTGCAGGCAAGATCACCTCGGCGATCAACCTCGGCGTCACCGGCACCCCGCTGGCGCTCGTGGCGGCCAACCCGACGGGCGGTCAGGTCGACATTCTGGACATGATGCTGCGTCTTGGTCAGGCCCTCGACGAGCAGAATATCCCGGAAACCGGTCGCTGGATCGTGATGCCAACGTGGGCCGCGACCCTCGTGAAGCGTTCCGAACTGCGTCAGGCTTACCTGTCCGGTGACGGCGTCTCGATGCTGCGTAACGGCCGCATCGGTATGGTCGACCGCTTCACCCTCTACACGTCCAACCTCATCCCTTCGGGTGTGGCGGCTGGGCTGGCAGCGGGCGAGTTCGTGATCTACGCCGGTCACTCGCACGCCCTCACCTTCGCTTCGCAGATCACCAAGATGGAAACTCTCCGTTCGGAGATGACCTTCGGCCAGATCATGCGCGGTTTGCAGGTGTATGGTTACAAGGTGCTCGACGGTACCGCGCTCGCGCAGGCCATCGTCACCAAGGTCTAAGAGCTTCTGAGGGCTCTGTCGGGAGTGGGGCTACGGCCCCCTCCCTTTCTCCTTTGGGGGTACAATGACCGCGCTTGCCACCGCAGCAGACTATGTCGCCGACGCGCGTGTCCTCCTGCAGGATACGGTCGCCCCGTATCGCTATTCAGACGACGAACTCATCACCGGCCTCAACTTCGCGCTGATGGAATGCCGTAAGCAGCGCATCGATCTTTTCCTTGGCCAGACCACCTCGCAGACCTTCACGACACCGGATAGCACCGTGGTGAAGATGGACGAGATGTACCGGACGGCCCTGCTCTATTACATGTGCGGACACGCCCAGCTTCGTGACGACGAGAACACTACCGACCAACGTGCCGAAGCTTTCTTCAACATGTCCCGCGCGAAGCTCCTCACACTAGCGAGCTAAAATGGCCAACGCTGACGTAATTCGATTGGTGACTAACGCTCAAGTCCGACTGCCCGGCGCGGTAGCCTCCGCGGTGCAGAACGAACTGTTCATGGTCGCTGACGAGTTCTTCAAAGAGAGTAACGTCTGGCGTGAGGACATTGAGTTCACACTTACCGGCAAAGACCCTATCGGTACGGTCTATCAGGTTACCCCGACAGGTAACGTCATCATCGATAAGCTGATGTGGATGCGTAACGCCGATGGCGGCGGTCAGATTTTTGGTCAGATGTCGGTACCGGGCGAGATCACGCTTGCCAGTTATCCATCGAGCCCAGCGACCTACATCGCGACTGTGGTATTGACGGTGAGCGATCCTACGCAGCGTGACGGCTATGTCAGCTTCCCTGATTGGGTTCTCGCGAAGTACCGCGGCGTCTTCCTCAACGGCATCCTCGGCAAGATGATGTCGCAACCGGCGAAGCCCTATACAAACACGCAACTTAGTGTGTATTACATTAAGCAGTTCAACAGCGGTAAGAGCGCCGCACGCGTCGACGCACAACGGGCCAATGTATTCAGGGCTCAGGCTTGGAAGTTTCCGAGCTTCGGCGGCAAGTCACAACGACGCATTGGTAGCGGGTTTCCCCCGCAGTAGGAGAGCTAGATGAGTAAGGGCGACACTTGGGAGGCAGCGGTACTCAAGATTTTGTTCAACGCAACTGCGTTGGCCAACGTCATGGACAACGCCGCGTCGTCTCCGCTCACCAACCTCTATGTGTCTCTTCATACAGCGGACCCTACTGACGCAGGATCGCAGACTTCGAGTGAAGCGACCTATACCAGCTACGCCCGCGTCGCCGTAGCGCGCACCACGGGCGGCTGGACGGTCTCTGGCACCAGCCCCACGTCATGCAGCCCGGTCGCGAATATCGATTTCCCCGCGTGCACAGGTGGTAGCAACACGATCACTTACTTCGGTATTGGATCGCTGTCTTCGGGCGCTGGAACACTCTACTATTCGGGTACGGTGACGCCGAACATTCTTGTCACCACCGGCGTTACTCCCCGGCTCACCACCGCATCGACTATCACCGAAGACTAATCGAGCGGGCCTTGAGGATACGGCCTAATGGGGTTTCGCCCTAAAAATACGCTATTGAGTATCATTCAGGGGCTCGGACTTACATCCGGCCTCAAGCTGTGTCTCGATGCTGGCGACGCAGCGTCTTACACCAGCGGGCAAAAGTGGCTGGACACGTCGGGCGGTGGATACGATTTTTTCCGCGGCTCAACTGGATCGGCCGGTGCTGATGATCCCACCTTCAACGGCACTCCCGGCAATCTGACACCATCAGAGTATTGGTCTTTCGACGGCGGAGACTTCTTCCGCTATGACAGTGCCAACGAAACGTGGATGCAAAACATCCACAAGGACAACGCTAAATATACGATGGTGGCGTATATTTACGCTGTCACCGGCGTCAACAACATCGTCATGGGCTCGAATGGCGGCACCTCCGGTAACGGTGTCGGCTTCCACTTCGGCACACCATCCACTAACAACGTCACGATCCGTATTGCCAACGGCCTCGGCCTTGGCAGCAGCATGGATCGCAACAGCACGGCGCTCGTCACCAACGGCGCGTGGAATTTCATCGCCGCAACGGTTGATGAAGGTGTTTCGGGTTTCTTCCAGTGTAACGCCACACAAGAAACCATGGCGGTCGCGCCGTCCTATTCGTCGCCCAGCGCGGGGAATGCCACCTACACGGTTGAAGTCGGTGCGCGCGGCAACGGCAACTCGCCCATGCCGAACGGCTCACGAATGGCCATGGTGGCTGTTTGGGAGGGCGTTACCCTAACGCAAGCGCAAGTAAATGACATCTACAAAGGGGTGATTACCGCAAAGGCAGAAGCCGTCGGCACCAACGTCACGACAGGTATTGGGAGTTCGAGGGGCGATCTTGTTGGGTCGGCGGTCGGACTTGGTGTCGCCACCGGCGTCGGTATATCGAGGGCCGATGCAGTCGGTTCGATCACGGGGCTCGGCGTGGCGCTGGGTAATGGTTCGGCTGTATCGAGGGCGGCCGGCGCGGCTGTAGGGGCTGGCGTGGCGCTGGGTAACGGCTCGGCTGTTCTGTCTGGAGTAGGGAGCGCAACCGGCCTTGGCGTTGCC